TCAGTGTTTTACTTGGGCTTTTGCTAAAGCAACAAACTCCAGTTTGTTCTTTAAGAGAGGAAAAACCTTGTCTTCGAAAATCAGCGAATTGGTCACCAATCTCATTAGCCCTTCTGGTTAATTTCCGTCTTTCCTTTCTACCTCTAGATTTAAATTTATTATTTACCCAATTTTTTGCTTGTGTTCCGTGTGCTTTGAAATCAATCAAGTCTTCCATCATATCAAAAGGATCATTAAATCTATCCGGGTTACTAAAGTTTAGCTTATGCCCTTTTATTATCAATTCGGCCGTATTTAGCTTTGTATAATGGTAGATTACTTTTGGTGGCAGGTCAAATTTTTCAAGTGTAGTATTAGGAACGTCGGCAAAAAAGCTCCCCGAAAAATTTTCTACTTTTCTATCGTAATAGGGAATCAAGATTGGGATAGGAGGAATATTATACATTGATCTATTAAGAAGATGATTTTATAATTATCCGATTACAATCCCCCGATGCTTTAAATACGTATACAGCGTAGGTTTTGAAATTCCGATCTGCTTGGCAATTTCCTGCACGGTGAATTTTCCTTCCTTATAGAGGCTCTCGGCAATCCGGCTTTTGTTCTCTGCTTCCTGTGAAAGCCCTTTTTTTCGGCCGAGGGTCTGACCGCGCCGGCGGGCTGATGCCAGACCGGCATTCGTACGCTCCCGGATTACCTCCCGCTCAAACTCGGCCAGGCTGGCGAAGATCCGGAACACCAATCGCCCCTGGGCAGTAGTGGTGTCGATGGGATCGTTCAGACTGATCAGGCCAACGCCCTGCTTCTCCAGGTCGGATACCAGTTGTACCAGGTGCGCCAGTGACCGACCGAGTCGATCCAGTTTCCAGATCACAACCGTATCGCCCTGCCGAACGTGCTCCAATAATTTCATGAGCTCCGGCCGGTCAGCTTTGGCACCACTGGCTTTCTCTTCGTAGATGCGATCGCAACCGGCTCCTTTCAAGGCGTCGAGTTGGAGGGATAACTTCTGATCCTGGGTTGATACCCGGGCGTAGCCGATTTTCATCCTCAAAGCGTTAAAGAAATGCACTTCAAGATACAAAAAATTTAACTAATTAATTTAACCAGTTTATTTAACGCTTTGACTGCTATGTTTGGCTTGTCTGATCGTAGCGGTTAGCCGTAAAAAGAAACGACCGTTTTTTTGAACCATCAGTGGCACAAAAAAAGAAGACCGGCACCAGGCCAGTCTTCTTTCCGATTCTATCCACACCATTTCAGGCTCCAGTGAGAAACCTGATTGATTGTGGCAATTTAACACCTAAACGAATATGCAAACATCCATCAACGAGATGCCCGACTGGATTGCCGCCACGACCTGGGAGATGAATATGACTGAAGAGCTGGGCGGGCGCTGGCAGATTAAAAAGTACAAACACGAGATCGGCTATAAACCTGGCGAGGACAAGCCACCTAATACGCGGGAGGTGCTGATGGCTATTGCTGAAAACACCATGTTTCTGTATGCCGATGTGAATGAGTTATGGCACGCGGTCGGCCGGGACTTCGTGATCCTCGAAACGATCGTCGATATCGCAGCCAGGGAGTTCATGCCGCTAGAGGTTGCGGCCGTCAAGTGGTCCCGCTGGTGGACGGACTATAAATAACAGCATCCCGACATAGGGCTCTGGCTCAAACAATAATGACTGGACACACATGATCCAGTCATTAGCTATTCCATCTATTATTCTATGGTCAGCTTAAGCTTATCCCCCTTCTTGTTTACGCGCTGAATGAGTCTCTGCTCTTTCAATTTCTGAGCAAGCCAGTAGTTAGCAGGATTGTAGTCCCAAGTTTTTTGTTGGTAAGAGAATGTGCTTGCATACATGGGTCCTAAGGTTTCTAAGAAAGCTTTGTAGTTAAACGACGTCAATCGTAGATGATACATTTGTAGTATCTTGACTCTGGTCACTGAGCGAATACTTTCCTTGTTGATCAGGTGGCTAAGAAGCGTTGCAGACACCGTAGGTACCGGATTGTCGGTAATAAAGGTTATTAGCCAGTCCAAAGAACCAGTATAGGCTATCAATTCAGTAGGCTCTATGAAATTAATTAGTAAAACTTTTCGCGACATGGAGAGTGAGCTAGAGACGACCATATATTCTACTAGTCGAATTGATATTGAAAATTTCTCGTCTGACTTTTCAAGTTCGTCGATATTTTTTTCCAAGAAAGACACGCTAATTGCCCGATCAATATTAAATACTGCATCGAGCGATAAGGACCTAAAATAAAGCGCGCCCGTATCACATAGTGCGGCCAATTTATCTCTCGAAACACTTGCCAAGCTAATTTCATATTCAAAGTACACATTTGGAATAAGGCTACAGATTGTTCGGTAGGCCGAATCACTAATAGCATTACAGTTCATTAGTTGCGAAAACAACTGATCATACAGTTGTTTTTGCTCATCTTCAATTTCTTCTATGTTACCCAACATAGCAGCGTTCTCATCCTTCGACAAAAAGGAAATCAACTCTGAACTAAGGGTTAAGTCGTTGGTATCAAAGACTATTGCCACATTCGCCCAGGTTGCAGCCACTTTCCCTTGCGCAAGGAGATCGGGATACAGGTCTATAGTTTTCAGTTCAGACAGCTTAGAGAAGGTCGTCGTACTTTTTGTCAGTATCTGTTGTTTGATAGGCAAACGCAACGAGTCATCATTGAGCAGCGTCAGTAACGTAGTTTCGAGTTCGTGCCTATTTTCCGGTAGGGTGAGAAATACCTCAGTGACGTATGCTTCCCTATTGGCATTAATATACGCAATCATTGATGTCAGACCGGTATCCAGCAGGGCACTAAAGTTACGCTGTGCAAAAGCTACGGGGTCGTACTTACCTTTCTTCTTAACCAGCAGCGCAATCATGAAATCATTAATTTCATAATGACTCCCTGTGTAGATAAACTCAATCAAATCATCCGGACAAAGCGTTTCGTACAGAGTTATAAATTGAAGATCAAAGTCCGTAATTAAGCTTTTTAGATTGCCTTTTGCCGAAATTTTATACAGAAGCTCAGGCTTATCGACTAAATATTGACCAATGCTTGTCGCGGCATTCAGATTGATAATTTGTTTCGTGGGAACGTGTTCTACCAGTAGGATGTAAAATGCTTCTTTGTCAGCTGCGGATACCTGTAAGCTGGTTTCGATGAAACGCCAGCAATTTGGCCACTGCTGAACCAAGGCAGGCAGTAGATACCGGGGTTGAAGTGGCTTTTGAAGCAACGCGAGCAGGAACTGTATTGATGCTTCGGATTCCGTGGCGAACGTAGCAAACAAATAATTAAGCTGGGAAGTGTACCGGCCTTTACCCAGCATATAGTCAAGCAGCGATAGATTGTAGCAAGCAGGGTGCGAAAAATCAGTAAGGCTTAGTTTGGAAAGTATCTTCTCTAAATTGGTTAGGGGCAAATCAAACGCTTTGGGCCTGCGAGTTTTGACCGCTAACAGAAAATCGTAGTCGTTTCGACTCAGGGAACCTTCGTAGAAGATCGAAACATAATCAAGGTAGCTTTCGTCGATATAGCCAGTTCTGAGCATAAGGCTTAGAAACATCGACTGTCGACTCTCGTCAGTAAAAAGTTCGTTGGTAGTGTTAGTTAGCAATTCTTTAAAAGTTGCTTCCTGGCAGGATCGCTTTTGGGTTTCGAGTGCCTGTATGTCGATTGAAAGATTTTTGGCTGCTTTGTTATTTTTAGCGTTGATAGTAGCCAATCGTTGTTGAAAGGACTGGGTAGGATCGACTTCCTTTTCGATGACTTCAAACTTTTTAGGCAGATTGCGATTATAGCCATTGTAGTTATATTGAAGTTCATTCTCAACGAGCAAATTGAATTTTTCCTCTACTACCTGCTGAATTGAATAAGTATAATACTTGTGCTGGAATTCTTGGAACCCCCCAATCGATTCAATGACTTTTAGTAAGTACACTGATTTCAATTCATGCTCATCTTTTAAGGCAACTCTCTCCAATATCCTTAATTCTTCTTCCTTCTCTTTGATTTCGGATTCTATCGTAGAAATTGTTGATTTAATCAGTGTTTGTTTTTTTTGAAAATGACCATATAAAACACCTTGGCCTTGACTGAGCGCCACAAAATCGCTCGGATAGCAATTTTTGTAGACTAAAAGGGCCAGCAGTTTATTTTTATCCAGTGAGGGGTGAAGGGAAGCGTTATACAGGTAAAATTCATTGGTGACGTTGTACAATAGCCGCATGTCATCAATGAAAAGTGCGATATCGTCGATTAATGGCTGATACCACCCGTAATTATTGGCGTTAGAAATCGATAATAGTTTCTCACTAGAATTAGAATAGTTGATGACAGGAATGATCGGAATGATAAAATCAAAGAATTTTGCCCGGTCTTTGTCGTTAAACATGTCATCACGTACTGCATACAGAAAGACAATTTTCCGGCCTATTGTCTTTGAATCATTCAGGATCGTGTTAATCTCACGAAGTTTGGTGAAAATTTCCGGCTGGTTAAAACGGTCAAGGTCTTCAATGACAACTACGTTGTATACGGTCTTTTTAAAAAAGTAAATGATTTCATCCAGGTGCTGATTCAGGATTGATGGGGTAGCTAAGGCATCTATTTCCAACTCAGCCTCAAACACATTGATTTTATTTAGTCTAATCCGAGCAAGTAACCGGATACCTTTGTAGACTGCCCACGCAATACCAGCCAAAAAGATAAGCATCGGAACATAGGCAGGAACCTCTAGGTAGGTCAGCCAGGTATACGATGGCATGTTTTTTATTTGCTTGGCAAAGCTGTCCGGGAAGCCTATTGCGTAAAAGGACAAAAGCCAGCCACAGATAGCCAAGGCAGAGAAAACGCGTGTTGACCGCGAGTAATGTTTGATTTTTTTAAAACGAGAATCCGGTATGCTGGCATCATCTTCCCGGTAGAATAGCTGCTGAAGAATGCTAGCTTCGATTCGATTTAGATCTACAAGTGAAGCGTGTTCAGTTGTTAAAGTCTTCGCTGGCTGCTGGTCATCTCGGAATGTAGCTAAGGAAATGTTCAAAAACTCGTAACCAAACCCACCGTAATCGAGCTCAAATGTGCGGATGACGCTACTTTTTCCCGAACCGTAGGGACCTGTCAGGGCCACATTATGGATACGTTTATCATGCGGCTGGCTGAGTGCCCATTGGATTGCCTCACCATATTTTTTGTTCTCAACGGAATTAATTGGCGTTAGCGGGGCAAATGGAGGTGGAGAAACTGAGGTTGATGGAATCGATTCTATACGACGAATTAACTGTTTCAGTAAAGTAAGTACGCGTTGTCGTAGCTGTAGTTTCATTTAGAGAGATTGATTGTAAGTTAATACAGGCCCGGAGGGTAGGCCGGGCCTGTGCCTATGTAATTACGCAACTGTTATCTGCATGAGCCGTTCGCCTAACTGACGAATAGCCGCTTCGATCTTCTTGGCTTGCTGCTTGGACGGATTTTTAACCCCTGACGCATATTGACGCATAAGCGCCTGATTGATCCCTGCCAGCTTGGCAATGGAGTTAATTTTGATAGCGTCAAAGACCTCGAACAACACCGCCACATCGTATTCAAAATTGAACGTTACCTGCTCTGCAGTGACGCCCTGCCATTCGGCCATGTCCTTGCCTTCGTGCTTCAGAAAATCGGCCAACAGCATCCTCATGTTGTTAGTGATTTCCTCTTCGTTGGCTCCTACAGTCGCGTAGAAGAAACCGGGCGCTTCCATAGTTGCACCTAATTCAGTGTCATCAGCGCCTTTTTCGATGACAATGACGATGTGCTTTTCCATTCGGGTAATGTTTAGAGTGTTGAACATATAAGGCGTTGACTCGTAACTGATCATTCGGCGGAAGCCCTGAAGGGGCCGGGACTATTTCAGCCCGGCCTGCTTCAGAAGTTTGTTAACTAACCCCGGTTTCAGGTCCTGCTTTCCGTGATCGGGGACTGACAGGTTATGTTGAAAGTTGGGGTTCTTGAAGATCCGGTGGCTTCCGGCTTGTCTGACCTCTACCCACCCGGCGGCTTCCAGCCTTTTGATCAGTTCACGTGCTGTCATATCGTCCTCTTTTTTTCATGTTCTAAAGGTAGCTTTTTTGCTACTTTCAGGCAAGTAATTTGGTAGCCTTTTTGCTACTAATTTCAATAAAAAGCCCGCCGACAGAGTCAGCGGGCTTTCCGGAGGCAGATAGTTATAAATTACACTTATTTGGCCGGCGTCAGGTACCCTACTCGCAGGAGCTCCTCGACAAAGCTTTTTTCATCCGAGTACGTGAGTACCTCGCCGTTCCATTCCTTGAGCCGCTCGGCAAAGCCGGTCATGTAGGCGGGGCGATCCTGATCGGCCGAGAAGCGGCCCCCGGCCTTCATCGCGTCTATGATTTCGGTAGGCGAGGAGCCTTCGATCTCCTCGCCTAATGCGGTTTTGTATGTCATGCGGCTAACTCGCTGATGCGGTTGTTTAAGTAGGTGATAACTCCGTCCTGCTGAAACGACCGCAGGCTCTCGAAGGTAGCGTTTTCTACCCGTTGGTTGCGGCTGTATTCAACCAGGTTATGTAAAAATAAGACCCAGTTCGAGATCTTCTCAAACTCGATCGTACCGCTGTGCTGGCGGAATTCAATCGTCTTGTGGCGCAGGTAAGCCTGCAGGTTTACCTTGTAATACCGGGTGTGCATTACCCCGCAGAGGGCGTTCATCGTGCTGGCCGATTCGATTCGGCTGAGCTGACTTGCAAAACTCAGGCAGTAGCCGTTGTTGCCGGCCCGGCGGCTGATCGGCATAAAGCTATCAATTACCCGCTCAAACCGGCTGTAGTTGATCAGCAGGTTTTTCGTGTGTGAGAGGCCGATGTGTTCGGCGTCGAAATGTACGTGCAGGCCGCAGGAGCGGTTGATGTAGGCGTTTTTTTGCTTCAGCACCCGGCAGACCGTCTGGAGTTGGTTCAACCCGTCCTGGCCTTCCAAAATCGGGCTGACCAGTTCGAAGGTGTTGTTGCCGTTCAAACTACCGTCGGTTACGATTTTCCAGTGGGCGCGGGTGGTGTGGTTGTAGCCTTCTACCGCTACGTCGATGCCTGCCTCGCGCAGGGCGCTGGCCAGCGTGTGCTTTTCTACGTTGTACGCTTCAATCTCGATACCAAAGCGCCGGTTGAAGGCTACGAATGCAAAGCCCTGGGGGGCCTGATTCTGGCGGCTCCGCACCTGCTCGGGCCAGTATTTAGCAAAGACGTTCTGAACAAATCCGTAGTTGCCTCCGGTCAGGTCGGTTACCTGCCGCCGGGTGAGGCCCAGGGCTAATAATTGCCGGATTTTTTCGGTCTTGGTTAGGTTCGGGTTGGTTAAAATCGCTTGCGTATTCATCTGACTATCTGCGTGTTATTGTTGAAACAAAGCACGCACTTCAGTGCCCGACATGCAAGTGACACTACGCAGATTCCACGCACAGTCCATGCATCCACTGGACGTGTCCAATGCCCAAAAAAATCTTCGATTTTCTTAAAAAAAAGTCGCCTAAATGCTTGTTAAGTCAGTTAACAATACTACCTTTGTTAAGTCACTTAACAATCACAAGACGACATGAATGAAGGGTTTATTAAACGAATTAAGGCCGCCATTGCCGCCACCAAAAAAGAGTTAGCCGATAAAAAGGCTGGTCAGCCCGACAGCGAATTGACCGAAGAACAGGAAAACGAGCTGTTGGAACAACTAGGGAAGCTGATCTCGCTTCTCCAACAATTTGAAGAATAAGGGAACGGGGCCAACAGGCCCCCAACCCTTCTCTTATATAACACTTACAATCACTCTCTGACTTGAGCCATGGAAATTCAATTAAACAAAACCGAACAACTCCTGACCGACAACCGGGCGTTGATCAACGAAGCCCGCTCGTTTCTGGAAGCGAACGGCAAACGCTACGACTTATCCGAATGGGTAACGTTGAAGGAGTACGCTAAACGGCACAACCTCGAAACGATTAGCGTCGTCTCCAACTGGATCAATCGCGGTCGCATTCCGGCCGAGGATATAATTGAGGTAGAAGAACTGAACGGCCTGAAACTCATCCGGGATAAGGTCTATCAGTAACCTTCGACACTCGAAACGTCTTGTCTAATTAAAAAAGCCTGGCTGATCTTCGGCCAGGCTTTTTACTGTATTGGGGGTATCTGAAGATCTAATTTATTCGTAGTTGTCCTTATAGATCTTCTCCAGCTTTTCATCGCCAGGAAAAAGAAGAAGCAGAAAGGCAACGAAACAGCCTTTACAATAACGAATAAGTGATTTCATTTTTTCTTTTTGGCGATTTGCTTGGGTGTAGGCACCGCTTTCGGAGTCGCAGTAAACGGAGTGGCGAATAACATCCCAGCCCCTTTGGTAAAAGCCCTGCCGAAATCAGCCATTGGGTACCAGTCGTCCGTCACCATATCCGATTCGTTTGTACTAACCTTGTTGATGCGCAGCACGCCAATCCGTTGCTGTTGCAAAAGCCGGGCGGTCGGCGCATCGATGCGGGCGGAAGCCAGGAGCGGGCCCTGCCGCGTATGATAGCCTTTCACCAAAAGAAGATCCACAATTTTATCTTCGTCGGCTGACTTACGGCCGTATAATTTTAGCTGCAGCAAGGCATCTTCGGGAACATCATAGCCCCGGTCAGGATGAATCCGAGCGTAGAACAAGGTTGTATCAACAGCTGTAATTTTCAAAAACAAATAGTGGTTTTGATTCAAGGACTTGACCGGCGTTGACGAAAGGGCCGACATCACCAGCGAAAAATCAGATTCGCCGACCGTCATCATTCGGCTACGCTCACCGGTAAAAGGGTCTTTGTGGGTGTACACTCGAGGTTGGAGCAAACAACCGATCAATGATGTGGAAATAAGCAGTAGAACTATAAGTTGTTTCATACAGGATTTGGTTAAGCCCGAAACTAACCAAATCCTGTATGTATACATATACGTTACCAATCGGTAACATCGAAAATTAACTAATAGGTTAATTTCTAAAGCTTAGTCGCAGCCTGGTCACAGCTTGGTCGTGGTACGAATTTGCTGGATTCGGTTTGCCTCCTGCTCAAACAACCGGTAATTCTGTACAATCGGCCGTTCGGCATACTCACGCATCACCTCGCGGGTTTGCTGCAACTCCCGAACGATAGCCAGGCCCATTTCGGCACTGAAACCAACCGACTCCGCCCTGTTTTGGGCCAGGCTGCCGCCCGTCAGGCCCGTGCCCACCACCTGATTTAACGCCGAGAAATTACCCGTCTGCTGGGCCACGTCCATCATCCTGGCCAGGTCAGCTACCACCGGGTTCTGGAGGGCCTTGTTGCTAATAATGAACTCCCGGCCGGCTTCCCCGGCGAGGTACCGCCGTTTGCCCATCGAAAACATCGTGGGTTCGTCCACAAAGCCCGACGGCCCGTCACCCAAACCCGTAAATCCGCCAGCTGCGAAGGCCGGTGTTGACGGACTCAGGGCCAGTACCTTTGCCGTTTGAATCGCGGCCATCCCTACGGCTCCGGCAATCTGGAAGCCTTTCATAATTTTGGCCGCGATGCCTACCCCCGGAAATATACCTTCGAAGGCTGACAACGCGCCGGCACCGGCATTAATGGCCGAAATTTGCTTTTGCAGGTTCATAGCGATTTCGGCAATGGCGTAGGCCCGCTGGGCTAAAAAAGCCGCTTTCTGCAGAACGGTTGATTCTTTGAGGAATTTTTTATGGCCTGCCAGCGTCTCCGTCCAGTTGTTGACCATCACCCCGTAGAGGTCAGTGACAAACTGCTTTTGCTGATCATGATTTTCTTTATCCCGTTTCTTTTTGTCTTTAGCTTTCTCATCGGCATCCTCAATTTCGGCTTTCTTGATGGCCATCCGGGCCTTAGCCTGTTGCCGCTCGTTGTCGGTTAGGGCCTGGTCCAGATCCATCATTTGCTCATTATAGGTTTTGGTCGCCTTTGTGATCAGCTCTTTGTTATCAAAGAACATGGCACCGAACGATTGGTACCAGCCTTCATAAAGGGTCTGCTTCGCCCGTAAAAACGTCTGTTCTTCAATGATTTCTTGCTTCTTTGCCTCTTCTTTGGTCAGATTACCGGCCTCCAGCTCGTCCGTTATAGCCTGCAAACGAATTTTCTTTTCCGACTCCAGATCCTCAATGGCCAGCTTAAGAAGTTGCTCAGACTCCAGCGCCTGCATTTCCTGCTCTTTCTGAAAATACTTCTTGCGGACGCCGGCCAGGTCGGCCTCAAGCAGTTCCTCAATCGAGCGTTTACGTTTCCACTTAAGATTGGCGGAGGCAGCCGACTGGTCCACTTCCTGTTTGGCCACATCCGCTTTGAAGCGAAGCATAGCCAGCTCCCGCTCTTTCTCGTCGGCAATGGCCCGAATCTGGTCTTCCCGGATGGCGTTCTGAGTGTCTTGATTAGCTTTTTTTCGTTTGAGTTTTTCTTCATTGCTCAATCCTCCACCCCCACCTCCAGTTGCTGTAGCCGTTTTACTACCGCCAAGCTGCTCTTTTAGCCCGTTAATAGTATTCAGGGCATTCTGGGCGGTGGCAATCTGCTCGCTGAACTGCTCGTCGATCACCCGGGTATTCTCTCCCATCTGCTGAGCCAGTATAGCCGAGAAACTGGCCGAATTCCCACCGGCCTTGAGCATGGCCATCATCTTATCCCACAGCGTAGGATTCTGAATCATCTGGGTTTTGAGCAGTTCCTTCTCAATGATGAGTCGCTGCAGTTTTAGCCGGGCCATGCGGGCCTCGGCATTAATCTGCATCTCGAGCTTTTCTTTCTGCTCGTCGGTCAACTGATTGTAGTTGGCGAGTTGTCCGTTCAGTTTCTTATACGTCCCCTCCATCTGAGCGGTGGCCGTATTGAACTTCTCCGACAGTTTGGCCCGGTCCCGCTCCAGGCGAATAGCTGCGGCTGTATTATCCGAGTACAACTTGACGGCCGCTACCAGGCCCATGACGGCCGTAACCACCAAACCCACCGGATTCATGCGGAGTACGGCGTTCCAGGCGGAGGTAGCCGCCGTGGCCAGTGTGATGCGGCCCGTGGCTAAGCCCACCGCTACCGACCAGGCTCCCTGCGCGGCCGTCTGAATGACTAGCCAACGATACCCGAGTTCATACGCAGCTTTATTCAGCAGGACGGCCGTTGTGTTCGCTGCAGCTGAAACCGTAGCCCGGATAAAGTTGGCGTTTAGTACAACTAATGCGTAGGCAAGCGAACCAATGGCTACTGAGTTCTCTTTAGTCCACTGCCAGGCGCGGCCCGTGGATAACCCACTTGTCAACAGTTTGAGTAACGTTGTCCCCGCACTAACGACGGCAGAAAACGCTGGTTCTACCTTAGAAAAAAGGGCTACCGCCAATCCGCTTGCGGTAGCGGAAAGTTGCGCTAGTTGGTAATCAAGGGTTGCGTTGTTCTTAGCCGCCTGGCCAAAAGCTTCCTGAGTCCCTGTGACTTTTTTGGTCAGTTCAGTAATTTCCTTCCGGTGCCCAATGATGTGCTGAGCCGCCACCAGGTTTTCTTTGCCGAACAGCTTGGTCATCTCGGCCGTGCTGAGGTTTTTCTTACCCAGGTTCTCCAGGGCCGTTTCCAGTCCCACCACCTTCGGATTCGTTTCGTTAGCGCCTGATCCCAGCGTCAATAGCACGTTCCGCAGCCCGGTACCGGCTTCTCCCCCTTTCAGGGCGATTGTCGACATCGACTGCAGGATGGCGTTGGTCTGCTCAAAGCTGAGGCCCTGTGCCGCAGCTACGGTACCGGAATTTTTCAGGGCCGCCCCCATCTGGTTGATTTCGGCACTCCCCTCTTTGGCGCCAGCCGCGATGACGTTGATGAAGCGATTAGCCTGATCAGCACTCTCGCCAAACTGGTTCAGCGATTCGGCCGTCACCGACGTAGCTTCCGCCAGATCGATTTTACCGGCCTGGCTGAGGGTAATCGCGGCCAGAGTCGTTTCGGCCAGCAACTCCTTCTGGGCCAGCAGTTCGGGCTTCGCCGACCCCATGAGCTTATAGGCCTCCAGCATTTCGGCGGCCGATTTGCCCAGGCCCGGACCCATCTGCTGGGCCTGCTGGTTGAGATACGCCAGATCCGCTCCGGTCAGGCCCGTCACGGCCGACAGTTCCTGGCTGGCGGAGTTGAACTCGCGGTACGCATTCACGACAGCCGGCCCCAGGCTGGCGATCTTCTCCAGCGTTGAGGTGATGATGTTGCCACCCACGATACCCGCCGTCAGGTTGGCAAATGAGAACTGCTGCTTGAAGCGACCCCAGGCCGTGGTCGTTTCATTGACCCGGCCGGCCATCTGGCGCTGGGCCTCCAGCAATTTCTGGTATTCAGCCAGCTTGGCCCGGTAGAGTTCCGGATTGTCTTCCTCGCGGAGTTTTTTGAATTCGATACGCGCCAGTACGACCGCCCGTTCGACTTCCTTCAGGCTGGTTTTGGCCTGTTGGCCATTGATCACGAGGTCGATGACCGCGCGATCCTGTTGGGTTTTTGCCATGGTGATTGCTCTGTTGAGCAATCGGCCGGAAAACGGCCAGGCCTCTGCTTAAAGTGGTAAGGATTACACCCGAACGGTGACCGAATCAGTCAGGACCTGTTCGAGGGCATCCAGGGTAACATTGACGTAGTATTTACTGAGCAATTCGCGCAGGCGGTAGGTTTCGTAGCCTTTGCGCCGGCTATACCAGCGTTTGGGCCTGCGCTGGGTGGGCTCGCCATTGGCACGCACCCTACGGTATTTTGATTCAGCGTAGTCGATGCCGTTGCCTACGCCCATGTCGACAAAGCGGCCGTAGAGCAGAAAGCTGATGCGCAGGCCACTGATGCCCCCGCCTTTTTCTGCATACACCCGGCTCTGCCAGTCGCTCCGCAGGCGCATCGTGCGGCCGTAGCTGTTATTCGACGACTTGGCGTATTTGCCCCTGGCGTCGCGGAACCTGTTGCGGTACTTACGCTGCACGGACCGGTACACCTTATCGTCGAGCTCACCCTGCCAGCGCTGGATGGCGATGTCGTTCCAGGCCAGAATCAACCCTTTCAGGTTTATCTTTTCGTTTATGCTCAGCTCCTGATAACTAACCGGTTTCGCCATGGTTACACGATTACGTTATAGTCGTCCCCGGGATCGAGCTGCACGAACCCTTTGTACTGATCGATAATCCGCTTGGTGGAGTCGTACTCCCGTTTTTCGGTCACAAACGGCGTGGGTAGGACCATCGATGAGCCGTTGCAGACAACCGTCGTCAGGTAATCGAACTGCTGGCCGGCCCGTGGATCGGAGCCGTAGCCAAACGGACCGAGCCGGGCATCGTAGCGATAGTCTTTCCGCTGCCGCAGCGTAACGGCCAACCCCTGGGTAATGTAGGGCTGGGTTTTCTGCGCATTGGCCCAGAACGACAGCGTCACTGTCGTTTCGATATGATAGGCCGGCACGCCTGCCGGCGGGTCGGTAACACTCTTGTGAGTAACCGCCATCGACACCCACACCAGCGGCAAATCAGCCTCGGCCGATAGCTCCAGGCCTGAAGGCAGGGTCAGACACTCCAGACGCACCCGCACGCGCCCCTCACTACCGGGCGACTCGGCCGACAGTTTGGTTACCAGATACGACCGCCGGATCTGGTCCTTTAAGGTCAGACCCACCGGCTCGTGCAGCTTTAGCTGGGCCAGTACGGCCACCGGCAGCAGGAGCGGCTGTGTGATCGGCTGGGCCTGGTCCCGAAAATGGTAGTAATCGCGCAGGCCCGACCGCCACAAGCCTGACCGGCCGCCCAGGCTCGTACTCTGTTTGCCGATCGGTTCCTGCTTGCCATTCCGGATATCGGGTGTTCCCAGGGGATAGGCATTGCCTTTAGTGTCGACACTCATGCCCCGGTAGCTGATCAACTTGAGGCCAATGTTGTTTTTACGTTTACCTTCCTGGTCGAGGTACCGCTCCGAAGCCTGGTACGCCCCGTCGACGGTGTTGCCCGCTTGTTTGACCGTCGGAACAATCCAGTGCCCACCGGCCTGGGCAGCATTCACGATGGGTGAGGCCTCCAGGATGGCCTGCGTCGTACCACAACGCAGCTGCAGCTCGTCCAGCCCTTTGCCGATCACAAACGGGGCAGGCCGTACTACGTTGCCCTTCGCGTCTTTATAGAGCTCATCCTGCTCGTCGATAAAATCAATCACCCGAAAACCCCGGTCGAGTGCCTTATCGACGCTATACCGACCGGTTTGGTAGGCCGTCAGGTCCTGCACGGTACCGGACTGCACGGTTTTTTTAAACTGGACGATGGTGCAAATCCGCGTGTTGGCATTGAACGTTATGGCCAGGCCGTAGCGGCCCTTGATCGCTTTCAGAAAATCAGACACCGACATATCGGGCAGGTGCATGCCGGCCGTGACGGTATGGCCCAGCGGAGCCGTGATGCTCCGCTTCACCTCCATAGCCGTCATGCCCGTCACCGTCAGCATCTGCACCTCGGGGTCACTCAGGAAGTTTCCTTCGATCCGGTAACCGGCCAGGTTCATGATCCGCTCCAGTACCCAGGAGAGGTAAAACTGGGGGCAGATGGGATAGCCGGTTACTGTAGACGAGTCGGTTAAAAACTGGCCATTAAACGCATTGACATACACCTGACGGACAAAGCCGGGTACCTTGCGGGTATTCTCGTACTCGTTGGTGATATCGGCTTCGAAGAAGGAGTCGTTGCGGATGGGAAAAAACACGCAGGGAAAAAGGCCTGGCTTCAGCTGAGCCAGTTCGTACATCCGCTGTCTGAGCGTTTTCAGGGACAGCTGGCCGCCCGGCTGAATGCCATCGCCCAGATGAATCCGGTCCGGCAGGGCCTCCAGCAGGCTGAGGTTACGCAGTTTGTCGTAGGCTTCCGAGGAGTCTATTTTCAGGAATCCGTCGCCCTTATCGTCAACAATCCGGTAGCTGAGCAGGCACCGACGATACAAGACCCCCTCCAGATTGACCGTAACCGGCAACTCCATCTCCGGATGGGTGGAGTCGGGACGAAACTGAAGCTGCAGAAACCGCAGATTGCTTTCGTTTAACGGGAATTTGATCGGGTAGCTGAACTCACCCGGCAATTCGTCATCGGCCGTCCAGGCGCATACCTGCTCGGTCACCAGCGCCTGGCCGGGGACTAGTTCCAGGGTAAGCCCAAGGACGTTGGTGATGGCAATCATAAACTGGTAAAAGTTAGTTATCACCTACTGACACCGGTGTCGGTAGGTGACTAGTGGTTAAAGGGAAGCAAATGGCACCTAACCATTATCGCCGAAACGTATTCGTTGGATAGATATAGGGCTGGTAACCTACGCCACTGGGTGCTTCGGATACGGGTCCAACGTGGCTGTTGGTTACCGAAAAGGGGACCGTTTTAGGTGAACGGTCAATCTGAAAGCGACTAAAGCCATCAAACACACAGTTCACGAAATACGTCGTCTGGGTTTCGTTGTACAGCCGAACCGCATCAACCTGACTATTTTTAATCGTTACATTGATGAACCGGACGTTGGTAGCTGGCACCGTTCCAAACCCAGATGGGTCTTTCCGCTCGTCGATGAAAACGCCCGGCATCTCAGGGAATTTAGCCGCTACGTTACCTTTCCCCGAGTTCTCGATTAAGACGTTCCGAATCTCCAGGTCACCGCCGTGCCCCACGATGATCAGCCCGATGCCTGAACTATTCCGGATCTCATTGTCGTAAAACGCTCCGGAGGAAAGTCCACCGATCTGTACACCGTTGTTCTGGTTGGCGGCAAACGGTGACAGCCCCGAGTTACTGACCCGGTTATCGTGCACCCTGGCCCCTGGTGAGCAGGAGTACTGGATACCCTCGCAGCCCGTCGAGTCGGTGATGTTATACGCAATCTCCAGACTCGAGATGTAGTGCGGGTAGAGGTAATACACCTCCTCTTTGCCCGCTACGCGCCGGGTTCGTCTGACGCCCGAATTCATGAACGAACTCCCGACGTAGAAGCCCTCCCCGCGCACGTTGTGGATGTAGTTGTGGTGCAGATACACCCGACCCATGTCGAAGTTGCCCCGCTGGGTGCGCACGTCGTCGGTGGGATCGGTTTTGGCCATCAGGCCGGCAAAACCAGCGCTGTCGACCTCCACATGATGCACCTCCACGTTTTTAGTAAAGCCAGAGAGTACCAGGGCACTTACATCTTTGTACTGAGCCGCCAGACGAATTCCATATTTTATCGAGTCGACGCCATCGCCGGCGATGACGATTTGATCACAACCCTCAAACGTAAAATTCGCCTGATTGGCAGTGTTGCTGCGGTGGCGAACAACGCCCTGGTAGTTGCGGAATACGACGGGCTTTGCGGCCGTGCCTACCGCGTTAAGGATTTTCAGGAACGTATAATTGCCGCCCTGAATGCCGACGGTATCTCCGGGCAAAACCCCCATTTTGGCCAGGTCATACTGACCAGACTTCGAGATGATCACTTTGGGTACCCAGGGCTTGGGAACTGGCTTTACGATAACTACCGTATCACGGCTCGGAAGCGGAGACACGACGACGGAATCTTTTGGCGTTGGCACCGGCGGCTCAATAACAACCGTGTCCGGTATTGGCGTTGGTACTGGTTTTGCAACTTCAATGAGGATGCGCTGGCCAGGCTGCACCCGGATCGTGTCGATGGTCTGGGCCTGGGTGAGTTGAGCTAGCAGAAGGCAGACAAGCAGGAAAGGTTTCATGAGGGTTACGATGGATTGATAGGTGAAACGTTAGGGTATTAAATGCAGTACTGGCGAAACTCTGGACCATAGCCTGGTGAACATCAGGCCGTGCCCGGTGGCATTCGGGTGAACATACGGGGGGGAGCTATCGACCCAGTAGCTCGACGGGGTTGCACCCGGCGACCATAGATCGCCCATATTTACCAGTATTACTCGATTGTCATTAGTGGCCAAAACCCGGGCCTCGGCTTTCGCGCGGCATTGAGCCAAAATTGATTCATTCGCATCCGAGCGCGGTGTAATGCCAATGACGAACATAAGTGCCCCCGGAAAGTACGTCTGCTTTTCAGCGATCATCTTAGCCAGGTTCGCGTCGTACACATTGGCATCATTGTCGTTCATCATGGGCTCATAGAGTATGATGTCCGGTTGGATGATGTTACGTATTTCGCCCTGGGAGCGCATGGCCTCGATCTGCGACGAGGTAAACCCGCCGTTCCCTTTGCCAATAATTTCCCAGGTCTTCCCCGTCACTTTCTGAAGTTCAGTACGAAGCCTGGCGTCGAAATAATCCTCCCAGCTGGACGGCCCCGATCCATTCAGAATACTGTCGTGAATCTTCAGAATGACCTTTTCGGCATTCCGGCCAAAATCCATCGTGGTACGAACGGCCGCGCTGACGCCGACCCGGACCCAGAAATTCTGCGTGGTTGTAAAACTGCCAACCTGGGTGATGGCAATCGTTTCGTTATTGTAGACCCAGTTGTTGATCGTGAATTTGTAGGGCTGATTCGGCGTCACATAAACCGGGTCATAGTTGGCCGCAAACCCGGCGATGTTTAAGGGCGAGTTCTGCCACTGCAGCGCGATGTACGTGGGCTCGCTTACACTCACATTGATTTCCTCGAACCAGGTCTTGTTACCTACCTGGGGCGTATAGGAGAAATAGGCTGTGTTATTGTTGATGGTGAGCGTTTGCGTTTGGGGGGGGGTTACGGTGAGGCTCTGCGCGTAGGTCGTGTAGGCCTGGTTAACCCGCATACCCTCCCGGCGCATACGATCCTTTTCGGGCTGCATGATGCGGGCCAGATAGTGACTATTACCTACCGTCACCGGCACCGTGCCACTGATGCTGACTGGTTGCGTCTGATACGTAGGAAATCCAGGCTGCTGAGCCTGACTAGCTACACCAAGCAGAGCGAAGGCAATGAGATAGAGTACGCGTTTCATTTAGTTACGGGGTATAAGAGGTGTTACGTACCAGGCCGCACCATCCCAGAGCGTTAGGCTTGAGCCGTAGCTGGCGTCGGCGGTAATGATGAACAGCACGGGCTTTCCGGCCTGGACCTGGGCCTGCGCCTGAGCAAACGTGCTGACCAGGCTCAGTGTCGGTTTGGCCGCATCGACCTGCGTTTTGGTGTAGACACTGGCCGCATCGGCCTTTTGGCTGATGCTAAGCATCTGGGCCGTTTTTTCGGTGTTATAAGTCGACTGGTTGACCTTCCCCCCCAGCAGCTCGTCAGTTTGCGTTTTGGTGTAGGTTGTCGTCAGGTCGGCTTTCTGGCTGATGCTAAGCTGCTGCTGCAACTGATCCGCTTCGTATAGCGCCCGGTCGACTTTCTCGGCCAGCATCGCATCCAGGCCCGGAATGTCGCCCATGGTAACCGGCTGGTAGTTGGGTACCGATATCGTCAGCGGCATCTCGTCGGTGGTGCGCAGATACACCGTATCGGCCCGCACCACTCCACTGGGAGGTGCCTCTTTCCTGAACAGTAAAAACCCTTTCAGCTGCACCCGGCCCGACCAGCTGATCTCCTGCCAGACGGCGGCCGGCAACGTGGCGGTTTTGCTGTAGCGAAGGGTTACGAACGGCCCGTTATAGATTACCGCCGGCTGATCGGGAACCGGCAGAATCCGGCCTTCAGGCCCGTCATAGGCGCGGCACGTCACAAATGGCGGGTCGGCGGCAAAGCGCAGGACCAGATTGATGGGGTTGCCCCGAAAACCCGTCACGTTGACCGTCGGCGGCACGTTCGTCAGCGTCTGGGCGAAGGCACTGACTGACAGCAGAAGCCACAACAGCCCCGTATTGAGTGCGTTCATCTGGTTATTGACTGATTTGCTCGTAGTTGCTTCCATTCCAAACAAACCCCCAGTGCCGTGTCCCGCCCCCGGTGGGCAAGAGAATTCCGTCCCCAAACTGCCCGAGCGTGTTCTGCATTTGCGCCGTGCCGGTCGCGTTGATCTGCACGTTGGCCGTCGAGCTGTTGTCATACCGCTTCACCACAACGATGGCCCCGACTGTCGAGGCCGGATCGAGGTTGACAGCGATGGCCGTAGAGCCATTATCGACGGAAATCACCGTATACCCTGCGGTGGGCGCAATCGTGGACGTGGCCGTAATTTTCTGGTAGGCGACCGATGAGCCGCCCCCGCCGGTGGCGTTCAGCACGCCGTTCGTTACGCTCAGGCCTGTGCCAATCTTGACGACGCCGTACTGGGTCGAGCTGGCCACCTGGCCAAAGCTGGCCAGCCCCATCAGCAGGCCAGCCAGCAGAAGTACAATGGCTCTCATTACTTCTCCGAAATGGTTACGATCTTATCGGCGTGCATGGTGCCGGTACCATCGGCCCAGACCATGTACCACTGATTTGCTTTCCCGTAGATTTCGTCAGCCACAACGAGCACTCTTCGGGCCGTATTGGCTGAAAAGCTCAGTGCGTTCATGGCCGCGTACGTAGCGGCCGTCTGGTACGGATCAGCGTCCGTAATGCCGTAGCCGGCCAGCGTGGTGGCCGTGTTGGCTTTACCATTCAGCGCCGTCTGGGTGGCCGTACTGATCGGTTTGTTGGCATCGGACGTATTGTCGACGTTGCCGAGTCCGACGTCGGCTTTCGATCCCGACGTGGCCACGGTGGCCAGGCCCGTCACTTTAGCCGCGGCAAGTGAGGTGATCCAGGCCGGATTGGCGTAGGAGCCGGTTAGTTGCGGATACAGCGCATTGCCCCGGGCAGTGGTCCAGTACAGGTTGGTCCCCTCGGCTACGTTTGTGGTGGTCAGCGTGACCGTAGGGCCGCTCTGGCCGTTGACGCTGGTGATAGCGCCACCCGTGGCCGCCGTCACCTCGGAGACCAGGGCGTAGGGCGAGAAATTACCGGTGTTACCTTTCTGGCCCAGGCGGCCGGCGCTGTTCGCTCCGATGCGCAGGCGGGTTGATTTGGAGGCCGAGGCTGTGTCGCCCTTGGCGACCTCCAGCTGGGCGAAGGCGCTGACCGACAGCAGCGAGAAACAGAGTACTTTGATAACAGTTTTCATGACGAGTTACGGGGTTTGTTTAATTGGAAAGCTTTTTATACACCGTCACCACAACGGTACCGGAAAAGGTCTCGCTGGGTGGACCTCTCAACACACACGTGTTATCGTCGAAAGCTTCCACTCGCCAGAGTGGATCGGCGGTCGACCGATCGCTCGGGTAGCAATCCCCCACCAGCAGTCGACTGGCTCCCGAGTGGGGCAGCACGTGCCCGGAAGCGACGTTCTCCAAGGTGAAGAATTTGGTCAGGTTGCTGCTGGGCGGAGCCACGAACGATTTGGGGTCCTTGCTGATCAGCAGCCAGCCGGCGTACCGCACAGTGCTGCCCATCCGGATCTCAATCCAGCTCTGGTCGGGCAGGGCGATGGTGTTGGCCCAGCGAATCAGCAGCTGCTTGCCGGTTTTGCTGACTGACGGCTGATCGGTCGGGGCCAACAGCGCAGCCTTGTTTTCCTGATAGGCTGATACCGATACGGTCGCGGCCGTATCGGTGCCCATCAGGGTAATGACCCGGTCGAAGGGATTACCCCGGTAGCCAGTCCACCCCTTCAGCTCGGTTTGGGCGAAGCTGTTACCGGCCAGCAGCAGCAATATGATGAGCAGCTTTTTCATTGTTTTTATGGTGTTACTACATTTCTGGTGTGTCCAACAGCGGGAACAGGTGATTCCGGCCTTTGCCCGTCCGTGATTGTCACAGCTTGCGAATACGAATCAGATCCATGTACGCCCCGTTGCTGGTGCTGCCATTGGTAGCCCCGATCCCGATGGTTGACAACATTCCGTTCCAGTCCGGATGACTCGTGGAGATGACAATCGTCTGTTGACTCCCCGTCGGGGTGACGCTGATTGTTTTGGTATAGCCGTTCGAGTTCTCTGGACCGGGCTTTTCCCAATTCAGATTCAGCGCGGAAAAGCCCTGGCCAATGAAGGTGATCTCCAGCTGAGTAATCTCACTGGCTTTGTAGCTCCGGTAAGGAGCCGATATCTTGCCAATGAAGCTGGTGACGTTATTGTCGGTCTTGGCATCCCCGACATAGAAGCGCCACTTCCCATTCTCCTTTCTGAACTTGGCGTCGAAATTCCACCACTTGACGTTGTCCTTGGTGAAGTCGAAGTCAAACGAATAGTCCGGCCGAGGCAGATCGTTGTAGATGTGGCTGCGGGCCTGGCTTTCGGTGCCCACAATCACGTAGCCGTAGTCTTCGTAGACGCCCGGTGAGTCGTAGTTGACCAGCGGGGCTCCGTTGATGTAGCCCGCATCGTTGCCGAACTCGCCGGCGTTGAGGTCCCCGAAGTTGAACAAACCCGCTTTGAACGAACTGTTCTGGGGCTGATACAGCGTCAGGCCGATGCCGGAGCCGGCCACGTCGTAGCCGCCTACCCAGTGCTCGGTCGTGCGCACCGTCGGGGTGAAATAGCCCTGATAGTTGCTCCAGTTGGTAGCGCCCGCTCCGCTGAAGGGATTGCCGGCCAGCGATACTTTGTGGTTGCGCAGGCGCGGTATGGTATAGATACAGGGGTTCTCCTGCTCCCGCGATTGCCAGGTGGTTTGGCTGTTATCCCGCTCCAGCACCGTATGGCGGGCGAAGTAGCCCAGAATCGGCTTACCCGGCTCCAGCCAGATCCACTGCTCCAGAATGATGTTGCCATCTTTATCATTGGCTCCCCATATCTTCGGTCTGACTTTGACGTACAATCCCTGCCCTCCGCTGCGGTGGGTAAAGGTGGAGCTGGCCAGAACGGTCGATTCGTTGAAGAACGGAGCCTGACTACCCCCCTGCACGGTGTTGGCGCCCGTGTCAAAGCCGTGCCAGCCGGTGTTGTCGCCCCCGATCTGGTATTGAACACCCGGCGTAAAGTAATCCGAGCCAACCTGCATCTGCCGGCCTTTGTCGGAGCCGATGCCCCGGCCGCCCCCCAGATCAACCAGGTAGTCGTTGACCAGCCCCCGGCCGTCGCTGTTACTGGATAGATGACAGACGCAGCCGCCAACACTCCGGCGAATCTTGACCGTCACCAGGCCATTGTTCAGGGTCTTGTAGTCGGCTCCCGACCAGCCCTGATCGGCGTAGCTGATAAATTCGCCGTTACCAGGACTGGGACCAGGCCCGGGACCAGGATTGCCGCCCGATCCGCTGTTGTTGATCACCGCCCAGCTCTTGTTGGCAATGGCCGTCATGCCGTTGTTGCCCGGGTGACGCTTCACACCCGGACTAGCCTGCTGCCAGTCATTCTGGGCCGTATAGGCGCTTCCCTCCCGGATGTCCGACAGATCGACGAAGCCGTAGCCTTTCTGGGTCGCATAGTTCTGCAGGACCGCATTGACGTTCTCCTTGCCGTTCCAGAAACTGTTGCGCAGGTAGATCCTGGTGGTCGGAGCCGGGTTGTGGGCGGCAATGAGCTGATCCAGTCCCGAGCGGAAGGCCGCTTCGTTGAATTGGCCGGCATCGACGTTCTCCGAAATCGAAATGTAGATATGGGTCGGTGGCAAACCACCGAAGGCGGTATTAACCTCATTGGTAATTTGGCTGTAATTGTAGCCCGACTGGTACTGCTGTTCCCAGAACGACCCGTTGCCCGAGGCCAGATACTGCACGTCCGGCGAACTCTGGCGCATGAGCGCTACGAGCTTATGTACGTAGTCATTGGCCTGCGTGGTGGCCGCCATACCCCAGGCGTTGCCCTCGCCAATCGTAAAGCCCTGACTGCCTTCCTGACCCGGTGGGGTGTTGGGGTGCTTGGTGATGCTGTTGCCCTGGAAGACGACCCGGACAAAGGTGGCCCCACCCGTTGGCGGAGGATCGTTACCCGATGAGCGGGTAAACAAGAGCTGCTTAGTGGCCGTCACCGGACCAAACACGTAGCTATGGGTCACCCCATCCGAGATCCTGCGCCAGGTGATGCGGATCGGTACCTGCGGCATATTGTACAGACTCCACTCCTGGGTGTATTCGCCCTGGTTCTGAAGCGGCCCTGACGGATAGTAGGTACCCGGCGTCAGGTTCTGGCCGAGGTTGGAGCGGATCTGGGGCAGACTGCCCGTTACCGGCTCGAACTTCAGTTCGACGGGCTGACCCGGGGCCGGAGCCCCTTCGATGCTCAGCTGCTGATTGCTGTTGTAGGTAAAGCGGGATGAAAGCAGCGGATTCGTACCGGTGGGCGGCTGGGGCTTCTCCAGGGGCGGTACCGTGCCGGCCGGAATAACAATGCCGTTCTCCTCAACAATCAGATTCAGCAGGCCGCTGCTGGCATCGCGCTGGTACTGAGTTTTGCCACCCGGCACACTATACGTATTCGTCGGTACCGAGCCGAGCAGGTAGTACTTGATCTGACCCGTGGCCGGATCACGGCGGGCCAGGCGCTGGGGCGTCTTTTTCTGGGCGATACTGGGTAAGGCCAGCAAGAGCCCTACCCAGATAATCAGCAAACGTTTCATGATAAGTTACGGTGTTCGTTGGTTGGGGATTACGAATTGAAGCTGTCGTCCTCGACGGTGACGATGGTGGCCCCGCTGGCGCTGGGATAGATCTCCTGCCAGGCTGAGTCAACCGTATTCGCCAGGAGGCTGAAACTGCCCAGGTCCTGCTTGGTGGCCTTGTCGCGCACCACGCCCCGGTAGGCCGTTGTCGAATTGCCGTTCGTCTGATTGTAGCCGTAGAAGGTCTCACCCAGGCGGGTAGCCGCCGAACAGGTTTCCCAGAACGAGCCGGGCGTCTGACCATTCTGCCAACCCGGGTCCTGCGCCGGATCGCGGTCGGTCACCACCGATACCTCGGTCTCGGCACTGCCCGTGCGGGTGACGCGGATCAGCAGCGTTTTGATGGCCCCCGCCCCGGTCTGCGGATCGGCATTGGTGCCGTCGTAGTCGTAGCGCACCTCGATTTTGGTGATGGCATCGGCCACGGACGTATCGCGCACGATGAACGACTTTTCGGCCGTAGCGTTGGTCGAGTCCTTGACCACCAGAATGGCCGATCGGGTGTCATTGGTAGCCGTGTTGTTACCCACTGTGACCAATCCCTGCGCCGAGGCCGATACCCCGCTGACGACCTGCTTGAGGTAGTAGGTGTAGGGGGGCGTGCCGCCGGTGGCCGTAAACTGACGGGAGCCGCCTTCGGGCACTTCGTCCGGACCCGGCAGGGCGAGCGCCGAACTCGGTGGCGTGTCGGTCAGCGTCAGCTCGTAGTTCTGGGCCGTTGCCGTTACCTGAATCTGAGCGTACTTGACGATGCCGCCCGGGAAGGTTACCTTGATCAGGTAGGTACCCGGCAGGATGTTGTTATAATCCCTGCGCGACCAGGTGAACGCCTTGGGGATATCGACGTCGAAATCATCCATCGTCCGCTCATCGGTCTGCGTCCAGGCGTACTGGCCGGCCAGTTTGGTTACCTGCACCAGCGGAGGCTCGCCCTGGTCGGGATTGGCCCCTACAGTCAGCGTCTGACCCAACACCCGCGCCCCGGCCTCCAGCTCAGTGGTCTGGCCGTAGGTGAAGGTGAACGTCTTGTCGGCAGAGCCGTAGGCGTTGGTCGCCCGCAGCGTAATCGTTTCGGCGTCGCCTGGTACCAGCCCGGGGGCCGTACCGGTGAAGCCCCGCAGGCCGTCGAAGATGAGCCAGTTCGGTTTTGAGACTACCGTGTAGTTGGGCGAGCCCGATGCGGCATCCGGCGTGAGCACCCACGCGTAATCCTGACCCGGCTCGATCTGGTTCGGTTTTACGCCATCCTGCCAGACCGGCGCGGCCCCATCGGCCCGCACGTAGACGAAGCGGGGCACGAACGCCCCCTGCCCCTGCACGTTGACCCGCACTTCGAGGTTCATGCCATCGTCGATGTCGGGGTAAGCGAAGCTGTGGGTGAAAAGGCCATCCGCCTGGGCGTTCATCTCAAAGACACCCGAATTGGGCCAGTTCGTGCCCTCGATACCCTGCATGCGCACCTCCAGCTTGGTACCGGGCTTGGGATTGAGTACCTGCGCCCGGATGTTGAGCTGCGAGCGGTCGGTGGTCAGTTTAGGCTCCACCTCACCGACCGAGGGTTCTACTTCCGGCTGGAAGATGGTGTCGTCATACTGGTCGGTCAGGGTAAATTCTTTGAGCGACCAGTCGGTAGCGCCTTCGGGCTGGTAGTAGAGCTGGTAGTCCCCGGCAATCAGCGTGGCCACGTTCGAGAGCTGCTGGTAGGCGCTGGGCTCGGTGGGCCGGTAGTCGGTGATGCCGGCCCGGGCCGTGTAGCCGGCGGGGCCAAACAGCCGGTAGGCCATGCGCTTAGACAGCGGGTCCATCCACACGGCCATCCAGCCCGTCGAGCGGGTGATGCGGATGTCGCGCACCGAAGCCGGCCGGCCCGGCACGACGTTGGTCGGCGGCTGAACCACCACCACGCCCCCGCAGTCAGCATCGGCTGTAGCGAAGACCACCCCGTTGACGTCGATGATGAAGCCTTCCTTTTTGGGCCGAAACGTGACTTCCAGCCGGGCGGTGTAGCCCAGGGGCGGAATAAAAAACTGCTTTTCGCCGGTGCGCTTGTTGCGGGCCCGGCCGACAGGTCGTTTCACGATTAGTAGGAGTTTAAAATCAGATCCGCATAGGCCGAAATTCCCGTGCTGGTACCGTCGGTGACGGTCACGTTGTCACCCGAAGCGGTGACCGACAGCCCATTGACTGAGTTGACGGCGCTGATCAGCCAGCCCGTACCCGAGATGTAGGCCGCGTTGCTGAGCTGGCCATTGTAGCCGGACCGACCCATGACGATGTTGCCCACCGCCTTGGAAGCGCCCGATCGGTACAGCGCCGGTATGGCCCCGACGTTGGTGACGCCGGCCGGCAGCAGGATCTTGAGGGGCTGACCCCGGGCGATGATATCGCCGTTGGCGGTCACGTTAATGCCGCCATTTGCCGAATAGCCGCCCAGGTCGTTGTTTTCCAGGGTGGGTTTAAGCCCACCACTGCGGTACATATCGACCTTGATGGCCAGGCCGTCCGCGCCCCGGAAGTGGTTGCGGGCGATGTAGGCTCCCACCGTGCCGAAGGGGCCGTAGTTGCCCGATCCGGTGGGCGTTTCCACGCCGATCGCGTTGCAGTTGATGACGTAGCCCGAGGTTTTGGGGCTGCGGTAAATGAACTGGTTGTCGGTGATCACCAGCCGGTGGGCATCGCGCACCTGGTTCTCGGTAGCCTCACCACCGCCCAGATCCTCGAAGATGTTGCCGGTAATGGTCACTCCGTCGGAGTTCAGCAGGTTCCAGTTCCGGGCCCCGTTGCGGGTGGTGATGTAATTGCTTTTAAAGACGACCTGCTTGTTGCTGATCTCAAAGCCCTGGTAGTGGGCAATGCCCAGCCCAAACTGCACGTCGGCAATGTTGTTCTCAAAGGAAATGCCGACCGCATTGGTGTCCAGCGACCAGATGCTGAAGGCTCCCCAGTTGGGATCACAATTGTCATATACGGGCGTTCCGTTGGCCTGGTAGCTGATGATGTACTGGGGGGTGCGAACGGCCACGTTGCCCGTGAAGCGGAGATCACGCATCTGGCCCTTACCGTTGCCGTAGAACCCGCCGTCGTAGATGGTGTACTCGCCGTTTTTACAGCCCTCGACGTAGTTGCTGTAGCCGTGACAGTTGCGGCCGTGCTCAAAGTCGATGCCCACGTCCTGCATCCACTTGACGATGTTGCCGTCGACCTCACAGTTGTAGCTGACGCCGGTGTAGATGCCCGAAAAGCACTGGTAGATAAAGTTGTGGCTCACACGGGTGCCGTTGCCGTCGAAGCCGTTGATGCCGTGGTCACCGTTGTAGAGGAGATTCCTGGCGACAATGCAGTTGTCAGCGCCGACGATCCCGACGCCAAACGCGGCTCCCCGCCAGCCGTGAATCTCACAGTCGTAGATGCGGATGTTATCGCGCTGAATGGCGCAGATGCCGCCCATGGTGTAGCCCTTCACGTCGAGGTGAATCGACTGAATGGTGACGTTCTGATCGGGCAGCAGCAGGTAGCGGCCGTTGTTGCCCCGGACCGTGATGGAGGGCGCAAACTCCCCGCCGGCGAAGATCCGGGAGGCATGGCCCGTGCCGTAGGTGATCACGTTCTGAGGAATCTCTACTTCACCCGTTACGCGGTAGTTGCCGGCGGCTACAAACGCAATCTTGGTAACGGGATCATTGGCCGCAGCCAGATAGAAGGCCCGCAGGTTCTGGGTGTCGTCGGTGAGGGAATCGCCCTTGCACCACCACAGCGAGTTGAGGGCCGTGTAGCCCACGCGCTTATAGCGGTACCCCGTCAGGCTGTTAATGATGACGGTAGCCCCGTTGTCGGGGGTGGTGAAGTCGTTATCGTCGCGCCGGAAGACGCCCTCCTTATTTTTGTCAGTGACGATGTAAGCGGCCTGGCTCTGGCCGTCGAGTAGTCCGGCCAGGCGGATCTGGGCCATGCTGCGACTCTCCAGCTTGCCGATCAGGGCCGTGCGGGCAGCGGCCGACAGGGGTTTTTCCTCGTCGGAGGTGTTATTGGCCCGCTCCAGGCCGACCTCCAGGGCGGTGGCCGAATAGGACTTAGGTTTGAACAGGCTGGTGGCCTGCTCGCGGGTGTAGACGTCGTACTTGGGTGCCAGCTGGCCCAGTCGCTGCTGAAGGCCCACCACGCTCTGGGTATCGATAAACATCCGCTGGGGCGTCTCACCATAGCGCAGGATGAGTTTACTCGAATCGGGCAGGCCGACGATGTTTATCTGGCCCTGCACGTTGGGCCGGTATTTGGCCGCTTCGGTGAGGTTGGGAACCAGCCGCTGGGCGGTGGCCGAAAACGTTACTAAAAACAGCAGCAGGCTGTAGAACACGTTACGATTCATGTATTTGGAAGAATAGTTTACCGGGGAATGGATTCAGATTAGGCGGTACGATCGCGCGGAGCTTGAAGGGCTGCTCATTGATTTTCCAGCCGATGGCATCGTTGCGGGTGCCGTCCTGATTGTAGGCGGTGATGTAGAGCTTAGTGTAGTCGCCAAAGGGAATGTCGTAGAGCTGATCATGGACGATTCCGCCGGGCGGTTGCAGCTTCCAGGTGTTGGTGATCACGTCTGGGGCATCCCAGCAGCGCAGTTCTTCCCACTCCCATTCGTCCTCTTCAGGTTCATCGGGCTTATCCAGGGCGTCGAGTTTCTTTTTGAGATCGACGATATCCAGCTCGGGCTGAATATCTTCCCGGACGAACGTTCTGGGCGTCTTGAAGACGATTGGCCAGGTTTTACTGATTGAATCGTAGTAGGTGATGGCAATGAGCTGCGCCTTGCCGTTGAGTATGCGTAGACTGCGATGCGAATAGAGCCCTGATATGACCTCCTCACCGGTTTCACGGCCGGCTTTTACCACCGCATCATAGGTGTCAGGTGGTGGCGGGAACACCCGGGTGTAAGGCTTTTCGCCATTGATCTTAAAGCCGTCATCTTCCAGGGCAATGGCCAGCCCTTTCGGGTTCGAGCCGATGGCGATTGAGCCATCATCCCGCATCATCATGTAGCCGACGATCTGGGAGCCGTCTTCATTAGCGAAGAAGATACCCCGCTGCAACTCGTCGGCCTGAAAAACGACGTTGGCCTTCAGGAAAACCGCATCCCGCTGAGCTACCGGATTGTTGAGCAGGGTTTCGTCGAAGCCGTATTTGAGGAAATCTTTTACCTGCTCGGCCGTGGCCAGCTCATCCTTCTTGGTGGCTGAATTGTAGGTCTTCAGGTTTTGAAGCCCTATCTCCTCAGTCGTGACGGCTGAATCGGGCGTGTAAATTTTGCCGTACAGCTGATCAGCTGTGCCCTGCTTCAGATAACCCTCGTTGCGGTGATCCGGAATAGCGGCCTTCGCCCGGATGTTGTTAAACTCAGCCGTGGTGACCGAGCGCAGGATATCGGGTACGGTGTTGTCCCGGCTCTGCACGACGGTCGGCTGTTCGATGGTGATGTTGCCGGCCGGCGTAAAGCCCTGCGGGGGAAGCGCATCGCCTGGCTCCTCGTCCTCTTCCGTGTAAAATTCATTCCGGAGCTGCTCGACAAATTCAAATTTGTGGGAGAACAGCGTATCACCATCTTTAAGCTGACGGATGGATTTGCTAACGATCGAAATGGGTAGCTGCCGGCCGTTTCGCAGCAGCAGGCGCCAGGGCGACCGGTAGAAGTCGTTGAAAAGCTTCAATTCGTCCAGCCGGCGAAAGCCCGAGGTTACCTCAACCTGCTGCTGCAGGGTGATATCATAATCGACGAACTGGCCATCTTGCACCTGGTAGCCGACCGGCAAATACCGTTCGGCCTGCTCATAGAAGCGCTGGAGTTCACTGGAGCCTTTGCCCCAGGTAACGAGCGTTTCAACCACGCCCAGCGAGTTCTGATAAACGAAATAGCGACGATACGGCTCGTGGCGGTACCAGATGATAAACCGGTAGGGCTCACTGTAGTCCGCGTCAGATGTTTTGATTTTAACGTAGTATTCGACCAGGCGTTTGCCGCCCGGGATGTTGTCGAACACGTCGAGGTGCCCCGGCCCCACGGCGAAGGTGATCTTCGCGCCCAGCGGCCAGGTCTGATCGGCGTAGGGGGATATAGTATCAGTCGAGCCGTCGTCAAACTTGCGGAACACGTCCAGCTGCAGGCCTTCGACCGTGGCCCGAGTGTTTAAGAACGTAAGGAATTGGGGTTCATCGGGCCTGACGTACCTCGTTTTGGACCCGAAGCGCAGGGCTTTGTCATCGGCCGGCGAATCGCGCTGAACGAAAAGCTGCAAATCAAATCCGGCATCGGCTTTATGTACGTAATCCGCTCCGCCGAGGTAGGCTGTCCGGATCTCGGATTTTTGCATGCGGCCGATCTGGAGGGGTTGCCCCCAGGCCTCGCCGTAGGCCACAAAGTATTTTCGCTGGCTGTTGAACGAGCCACTCGGGTTGAGAAAGCCCCAGGTTGGCCAGTCGGGCTGCAGCTGGCTGTGCAGGATGCTGCCCACGTCGATGCGGGCCAGCCCGTCCTCATCCGTTTCGATGGGGTACCCGTTGCCGAGCCGCTCAAAATGGGCGTCCTGGGTGCCATCCGTGCCGGCTTTCTGCACCCAGATTTCAGTGTAGATTGAGTACTGGGTCCGGTACTGGGGATCACTGCCCTCGTTGGACTGGGTGATCTTACAATTCGAAGAGGTTGTGGTACCGGAAATGGAAAAGGCTTTGCCGGGCCGCAGGGCCGTAAAGACAATGGTGCGAACGGCCCCCATAATGGCCGCATGGCAGGTAAAATCCTCCCGGAAGGAAAAGTACTCCTTGAAAAAAGGCTCCAGACTAATCGCGTAGTCTGCCGAGCCGTCGCCACTGGGGATTTCGTTGGGCTGCACCGGGTTGTCGCGCACGACAAGCTTCTCGGTGCGCCCGTTCCAGCGCAGGTTGATCACGGTACCTTCCGCGAGCGGTCCCGATAGCTCCAGCAAACTGATCGCGCTGGAGCCGGTCGTAATCAACCGGCCTGATCCGGAGAATGTAAACGACATGCGCCCCCCTTTGGTAAGTGCATAGCGGTCGGGGGTGCTGACAACGGTGACGGGCATGGGGCGAATTTGCCCGCCAGGCTAGTGCTGGGCCGCGACACCCGCGATGACGCAGAGCTACAAATCAATCCAGTCACCCGGATCAACGGCTACCTGGGAAGGAAGCCAAAGCTCAAACGAATACCCCCAGCCGACGGCATTGGGAACCAGGTCAGGAGCCGGCTCGCCCCGGAATTCAAACTCGGGTTTTATGTTTTTGCCCTGGAATTTACCCCCTGGGGAAAGGCAATCCCGGCGCAGGCGAAACAATACGCTACGGGCAATTCGCCGGGCTTCGTCCCGGGCCCGACGCTCGTCGAAGACGTCGCCTTTTCGGCATTGCACCAAGACGTTTACCCCGCCCATGATCTTAGCCTGGTAGTTGTCATGAGCCGTGTCCAGATCATCCAGGTAGGGATCGACAAGGAGAATGGGAAACTCAATCGTGCGCTGCGCCTTTCGGAGCTCGGCCTGGTTTTCGTCGAGCACGTAGAACCGGCGCGTCGCGTCGGAGTGCCGGATGGCTTTGTGCAAACTGGCCAGCTCGCTGAAGTAATCGATGTACTGCTGCTCGCTCATTTTTTCTTTAGTTTTTCCAGTTCAGCCTCCAGTTCGGCCGCCTGGCGACTTTGCTCGTTGAGCACTTTCAGGGCCAGATAGACGTTGGTCTGCTCAATCTGCTCAATTTTGGTCACGTCCAGTTTGGCCATGCCGATCGCCACATCAAGCCAGGTCGCTTTCTGGGGCTTGCCAAACCGCACTTTCGTGGGTACCTGGTCGGTGGGTTCCTCCTCGGCCGGAAAAACGTATTTGAACGCCCGCTGCAGCAGCAGCATCGTGCACGAAAAATTAAACTGAACCAGCGACAGCAGCGCCGGATCAAGCTGCTTAAACCGGGTAGCCCGGGCCTCGACGCTATAGGCGTCAAAGGGCTGTCTGACATCGTGGCCAGGCAGCGCATCGGGATTCACCGGCCGGTACAGCACGGCCGTCAGTTGCGCCCAATTTCGATCCTGGTAGGCTTTGTAGGCCGAGATGAATTCAGCAAACGTCGACGTACCCAGGCCGGCACTGGGGCCGGCGTAGACCGTGCGGTGCCGCAGCCATACCGACGGTCGGCCGAATTTGAAGTCGTGCAGCCGGAACTGGGGCACCGGAAACTCAGCGGCCGGATCGATATCGCCCACCCACAGCAAGGTTTCCAGCAGGCTGTTGCCCAGATCAACCGTGTAGACAATGGCCTCATCCTCGTAGCCTCTACGCTTTAGAAACGCCCGGTCAAACAGCCAGCGCTGGTCCCGCCGTTTCATGCCGTAGATTAGCTGCAGGGCCGGAAACAACACCGAAAAATTACCCTCGACCTGTTCCCGGACGCGCATCAGACCAATCGCCTGGTGGGCTGTCACCTCCGACCAGTTGGATGGGCCTGTAAAGCGCTTCAGGGTGTTGCCCAGGTACAGATCGATCGTGTTCATGCCGTAGGGGTTGTCGTTTTGCGGGCCGGCAGAGTGCGGCCGTTCCGGGCTTTCTGTGAGGCTTCCAGCGATGTTAGTCGCTGATCGACAGTCTTGCCCCAGTTGTCAACCGATTGAGCGAGCTGAACGTTACTGAGCGAGTTCTGATTGAACGCCGTCAAAAGCTTCTCCTGCTGCTGGTCTTGCTTTTCAGTGTGTTTCTGCACCACATCCAGCAGCGTCTGGTCTTTCTTTTCATTTGATTTCCAGAGTGTGTACAGACAGAATACCAATACGGCGGCAAAGGGCGATACTTTCAGGATTTCGGGAATAAGCGTAGTTGCATCCATTGTGCTTGGGGGTTAGGGGTATAATCGTGAATAGCGGGCGAACTCGCGGGCGAGTTTCAAATCGTAATCGTCGTCGAGCGTATCGGGCCGGCCCCGGAAGTTGGTGCCGTTATAGCCAAGGGCTAAATCAGGCCAGCGGTGTTCACGCAGATCATCGTCCAGGCGGTTGCTGATCAGGAATTGGCAGACGGCGTCGAGTTGTTTGCCTTCCGACTCCTTCATGGCATCGACAAACTGGTGAATCGAGCCGTACCCACAAACGCGGTGGTTGAAACCCATGATCTGGAACATACCCCAGCTGCAGGCTTTCATGGCCGCTTCGGGGGCCAGTTCCATGGCCTGACGGAGCCTTGCGTAATCCCTGGCAACACCCTTGTTATAGGGATAGGTTGGATCGTAGGGGTGCGACAAGGTTGGGTAGCTGCGGTCATAACGACCACCGGTCAGTTTGCGAAAAATGTGGCCTTCGAAACGAATGACAACGCGGCCATCGCGCAAAAAGCCAAGGCCGTTGCTTTCCACTGCCGCCAGTGTCCGGACTTCAGCCACACCGGTCCTGAGCAGCCGGGCCGCTGACTTGAAGTCATCCAGGGTGAGAAGTTTGCTCATGGTCGGGTTTCGTTACAGCATCAGAGCCAGGCCAAGTACAAACCCAACGCCTGCCCCAAACCCACCCCATTTCCACTGGCGTGATTGCAGCGTACGGACGTAGTTGACGGTCGCCCTGGCAATTTCGTCGGCCGTCCGGAGGGATTTACGGACCCGACGAGGTAACGCGGTTAAGACTTCATCAAAGGCTAATTGAGCCAGGCGCAGGCTGGTCTGGGCATCGACGAGCAGACTCTGCTGCACGTTCATCTGCGTAGCCAGCGCACCCGCCCGGCCGGCGTCGTACTGACCCAACCGAACCTGATCATCGAGTTGCTTGCGGGTCAGCCGGATTTCCAGCTGCAGCGAATCCACGGCCCGTTTGGAACGAATACGCAGCGTATCGGCCAGCACGAGTCTGGTTTTGATGCGGGCGTAGAGCAGCGTATCCATGGCTACACCGGTAGCATACGGAAAGGGCTGATCTTTGACCATCGCCTGCACGGACTGGGCCCGGCTATGGCAGTACGATAGCAGAATCAGCATCAAAGCGCTTAAGAGCGTCTTCATAATCAGTTACGGTTTGTTTGGCTTTTTTTTGAATGCGGGTAACCTGGTTGCTGCTCGTTTCAAGCTGGCGTTCCAGGTGCTGCCGGTGGGTGTCCGGCCGAACGACCGGTGACGCTGGCGAAGCCACGGGTTTGGGTTTGGGTTTGCAGCCCGACAGAAACCCAATGGCAGCCACGGCCAGCACGACCAGCAACGTGGCAATGACTGTGCGGGCCGCTCTGGTCATCCGGGAGGTAATTTCTTCATCTGGTAGCACCCAGATTTTAGCCAGGCGAAAAAGATACCAGCCCACCAAAACGACGGTGAGTACCTTAAGCAGATCAATGTGGAGGGTTAACAGGGCTTTCATAGACTGGCAGGTTAGAGAAGTACGACGGCGTCAGTACTGGCCATGCCGGCACCGCCGTCCTGATCCGACGGGGGCGTCGGAGGCATGAGCTCATCGATGGCCTGGCTGAAGGTTGACCAGGCCAGATCCGTTTGTTTGCGAAGGTTGCCCAGCACCCAGTCCAGTTCATCCCGGCCGGGCGGCTGGAAGTACTGCGCGTTGCCGAACTGGGTGCCGTAGTTGACTTGAACGTTCACCCCGTTGACCTCGATGCTCAGATTCGGAATCGCTTCCAGCATCGTCTGGTAGGCCATCGCCCGGAGCAGCTTTTTGCGGATGAGTTTTTTCTGGGTATCGGTCACCGTTTCCGGCAGGGCCTGTAGCCGTACCAGCGCTGATCCTCCGTATTCGTCCTCGACGGCCCGTATATAGGGCCTCAGCGCCCAGAACGTCAGCCAGCGGTCCTGGATCGGGTAGAACCGACTAAACTCCTCAGGGGTCTTAAAAATGGCCTCAGCGAATTCGTCCGCGTAAGGCGATTCATCCCACCCCGGAAACTCATCGGGGTTTTTCGACACCAGCGTGATCAGCTCGTCCAACGACCGCCAGCCCACTTCCAGCAGCGCCCGCTCCAGCTTTTTGGTCTGGTATTCGTAGGCGGCCTTGCGGTCGGGACTCCCCGGCACGGTAATGCCGTCGTCGCCGATCTGCACCTCAGCGAAAGGCAGATACTCGGCAAAGCCAATGCGGGCGACGGCGACCCGGATCAGGTGCAGTGCCCGCTTGCGTTTGCGGTTTTCCGGCCCCTCCAGATCCTCGGGCTTTTCATCGGCCAGGCTGATCAGCTGCTCGGTCAGGGTGTCGCCCAGAAAACGCGGCAGTAGAGTTTCCTGCGTCGATTCCAGTTGCGGCAGGACGTCGTCGAGCGTGAAGCTTACGTTCACGGCTACGTACTGACGAAACTGTTCGGTATCTCCAGTGAATAAACCCATTACTTCTCTTGCTTGTCTTTCGGTTTGGTTTTGGCTTTCGCTTCCGGTGTAGCGATAATTTTCTGATCCCGGAAGCGGAACCGCAGGTTAGGAAAGCGCCTTTTCCACCCGTTGAATTCAGCCACAAACTCCAGGGGTTCGATCAGCATGCCCCGGAACGGGGAGAGCTGCTCCAGGGCAATCAGATACGCCTGCTGCTTGTCGGAGCCGCCCGAGCGTGCCCCCATCTTCTGGCCACCGGCGTAGCCCACCAGCGTCGGGTCGACGTTCAGGGCGTAGAGGATCTGGGCGGAAGCCTCGAGGTTGTCCTCAATGTATTTGCCATCTTTCATCGAATCGGTCACGGGCGTGACCGTTACGAAATCCTTGGTAACTTTTCCGTCGAGTGATACCTGAACGGTCGTAACCAGCGTCGTGGCCGCGTGATCGACGTCGGTGAGCATCTTGGTGATGCTGTCGATCCAGCTTTTGCGTAGTTTGAGCTTCTCCTCGTCCGAGGCCATCGTGTACTTATCGCCCCACAATTCCTTCCAGTAGTCCTTGTCCACTTTGACGTGGTACTTCAACGACATCTGGTTTTTCATCAGGTATTTCTTGAAGGACGGCACGGCCAGGTGCACATCCATCCAGCCTGATTCAACGATGCTGTAGTGATGCGCCAGGCTGTAGAAACGGGTGCCCGGCGTGGGGTAACTGATCGGATAAACGACGTTGTAGAAGCTGCTGTCGCGCACCCAGTCGACGCGGTCCCAGCGGTGGGGATCGAGCGCATCGACGCGTTTGGTGTTGAGGTTTTCAATCGTCGTGTGGGGCCAGTCGGCGCTGACGTACACGTAGGGCATGTTGCCGAATTCATCCATGCGGGCCCAGCGACATTCCTCGGCGTTGAGCGGGTGCATCTGCACGATTTTCTGCCGATTCTTGGAGATGATCATCTCGGGAAACCCGTTGAAAAACCAGGCCGCATCGCCGGCCATTTCCCGCAGATAAAGACTCATCATCGTCGAGGTGATGAAGGCGAGAATCTCCTGCGTCACCGGATCATTCTGGGGCAGCGGCCGGTCGATTTCTTCGCCATCATCGTTGATGTCCTCCAGTACGGCCATTATGCCCCGGCCGGTGAGCATCGAGGCTACCTTGCCCAGGGTGGCGGGAATGATGGTGCTCTTGTTGTAAAGCTTAAAAATGCGCTGCGGAAAGTCGTTGCCTTCGCCCCAGGGCATGATATCCCCGCCGGCCGTCGTGTAGCGGGCCAGGTCGGGTTGTACAATGGTCGGCGACGTGCCCGGCTGCAGGCCCGAAGCGGCTGAATTGCCGGCCGAACGATGAGGCCGGTCGTTCTCCAGGGCGAAGCTGATACCCAGCCTGGGGGATAGGGCCACATCGAAACCGTCGCCAGGGAAAAATTCGTACGCGCTCATCAAACCAGGTCCTGATTGTTGAAGTAGAGAATCAGATCGAGGTGAATGGATATGATGTCGCGGGTACCAAGGGGCTGCACGTTAACTTTCCAACCCCTGGATTTGCCGGCACGACGCGTGCTGACCAGAAACGCTTTTCGGATTTCGCGGATCTGGCCCCCGGTGCCGCGTTTGCGATCGGCTGTACAGTAGATGAGGGCAAACGGTTTAGGGCGATTAGGCCCAATCGTTGCCCGCATCTGCTGCACCATGTCCTGCACCTTGATCATGAGGTGGGCAAATTGGCTACAGGCCCAGCCCGCAGCCGCGACACCCGCGATGACGCAGAGGGACTGACTGCATCAAAGCCGTTGCATCTTCGTAGCTTTAGACAGACAAATTCAGCATCTCAATTATAATGTCCAATAAAGCACCCACGACCGATGAGGCCTTCGCTATGCTCATGACCAGTGATTATTACTGGTCGTTTACGGGTTTATCCCACCAGCATAAGCGCGTGATGCGGGTGCGATGGAGAAAGGATCAGGTGAGTGCCGAAAAAAAAGAGGAATTATTGGAGAAAGCCGGCTTCTGCATCAAGCAGGAGAAACTCTGGCAGCTTCCGGAGTAGAAAGAAGCTTGAATTTATCTACTATGGCTCTTAAAGCCAGTGATAACGATAAATATGAGACGATGAAACGGGAGACGAGAATTTGAGACTGCGATTGGAACAGATTGATAATTATGGCGACTTTTAACTAAACGTCATTCAATTCGGGCGTTTTATGATTCGGTAAAAGAGCAACAAGAAAGCAAGCTATACTGTAAGTTCGGGCCATGAACTGGATAACCCGCGAACGACCCAAGATTGACCGCCTGGCTTGCCCCTGGCTCATCAAACGATTCATCGACCAAGAAGCCACTATTATTTTTGTTCCTAATGATCAAGTTATTGCCCAAGCCCAAACCCTAAACGCAATTCCCTTCGATGTGCCAGGAGTCGAGTACACCCATTACGAGGATCGTTGCACATTCGATTATTTCCTCCAAAAACATGACCTTACCGACTCCGCTTTGCAAGCAATAGCTCCCATTGTTCGTGGGGCCGATACCGATAACCATGCTATAGCGGCACAGTCGGCGGGGCTTTGGGCCATTTCAGCAGGGCTTGCCTTCAATATCCAGGATGATCAACAACTGCTCTCCCAAGCCATGTTGATCTATGATGCCCTTTATAGCTGGGCGAAGCATCTTCAGGCAGTCAAACACACCCAAAGCCCAACCGAACAGCTCCTATTAGCGGTCTTACAAGCCTATCACAAACCAGCCAGTAAGCGAAAACTACCCGTTTGGGTGCAGGAGTTGAAGTGCTTGATTCAGGATCAGATTGATACGAATCTTTCACTCAGCCTGAATGAGTTATCGGAAAGCCTCGACGTTAATCCGGCCTATGTGTCGCGCACATTTGCCCGCTATTTCGATGACCTTTCCTTTGGCGAATATATTCGTAAGCTCCGCATCAAAAAAGCCATCCAATTGCTGGAAAATACTTCCTATACCCTAACCGAAATTGCTTATCTGACGGGTTTCTCCGATCAAAGTCACTTTACCCGCATATTCAAAAAAACGATGGACCAAAATCCGTCGGATTATCGAAAAAATAAGCAAAAAAGTAAAACCAATACAAACAGGTAGAATCTATTCTATTTTTGGCCCTATCGAGCCCGTATCCTTGTCAAAAAGATACTCATTCGATGCATAAACTGTACTGTATATGTTCAGTCGGGCCAGCGCCTAAAGCGGCCTTTATTCTTCTCTGTATTATGGCGTTATGGTCAGTAACGCCCTCAGTCAGGGTCTTAGCTCAAGCACCCTTACCGCCCACCACACCCGTATATCCACGCATGGTTGGCTATTTAGGCGTATTACATCCGCTTGTGACTTGGAATGATACGGGAACCGAAACTAATTTTGACCGCTATTATGCAGTTGGCTTTCCCATTGGCTTGAATCTATGGAAAACCAAGTTGCTTGGTTTTAGTGTAGAAGTGGTTCCGCTAGTGCGGGCTGAGCAGGGGACTAGTAAGGTCACCAACGTACTGTTTCATCCCGGTGTGTTAGTAAACTTGGGCAAAGATTATACACTAGCTACCCGGTTAGCTTTTGAAACATCGGGGCGCTATGGATTCACACCCGTACTCAATAAAATCGTACGCAAAGGTCCAACCAACAGCTACTTTGTGGCTGTACCGCTACCCGTTCGTTTCGGAAATAATCATGGCCCTTCGCTGACGGTAGGATTTCAGTTTGGTATCGTCTTCTGATTCATATACGATGGAACCGCACCTTGTTTCGTACACCCGAAGGGAGCTAATCGCTTATTTTCTGCGCTTAGGTACCGTTGGTTTCGGGGGGCCACCCGCTCTAGTCAGTGCCATGCACCGCGACTTAGTGATGGAACGTCAATGGGTCTCAGAAGAAGACTACCGAGAAGGATTAGCCTTGGCTCAATTAGCGCCAGGGCCGTTGGCGGCTCAATTAGCCATTTATATAGGCTACATTCATTATGGTGTTGCTGGAGCCACGTTTACTGGACTGGCTTTTGTGTTACCCTCCTTTGCGATGGTGCTAGGGGTAAGTTGGGCTTATGTAGAGTTTAACGGCTTGCCCTGGATGCAAGCTATCTTTTATGGCATTGGTGCCGCTGTGATTGGCATTATTGCCATTGGCACCCACAAACTAGCCCTAAAAACCGTGAGTAAAGATGCTCTGAGTTGGATTTTGTTTACGGTCTCAGCTCTGGCTACAGTTATTGCTGAACAAGAGATCCTATGGCTGGTGTTATTGTCAGGTGGTATTTATTGGTTGGTCAAAACCAGGGGGCCTATTCGTTCAGATTCAGGAAGTAGTTACGCTCCGTTGTTGCTACAACTTTTCGCCCTGCCATCTGATTCGATCCTGTGGCAATTAGCGCTCTTCTTTATGAAAGCGGGAGCTTTTGTTTTCGGCAGTGGGCTGGCTATTGTGCCCTTTTTGTATGGAGGGGTGGTAAAAGAATATGGCTGGCTAAGCGAACAACAGTTTCTGGATGCGGTCGCCGTAGCCATGATCACACCTGGCCCTGTGGTCATTACGGTGGCCTTTATAGGCTACCTAGTGGCTGGATTTTCGGGGGCCTGCGTAGCCGCCATAGCCACGTTTCTGCCTTGCTATTTGTTTACAGTACTGCCAGCCCCTTATTTCAAACGCTGGGGCAAGCATCCCGGCGTAAAGGCCATCGTGGATGGTATTACAATCGCGGCCGTAGGAGCGATAGGTGGAGCGGTAATTGTACTAGGGCGAAGGCAGTTAGTTGATTTGCCAGCATTTCTGATTGCTTTAACTTCACTTGGCTTACTGTACCGATATAAAAAGCTGTCTGAACTCTATCTTATTGGGGGAGCTGCTTTAGTTGGCTTGTTACTACGTTACATTGCCTAAAGTGCTTATTCTCAAAATACGCTCCTTTTATAAGGATAGTTGCTAGAAGTTATAGCACAGGTCATGCAGTTCGCCCTATGAATTTGAGCAGTAACCCTTTTGTATAACTTGTTGTTTATGAACGGTTATTAGCTGCAATTTCAGACTTGTAACGCTTCTTACCGCCTTTTTGAAACAAATATCGACGGTGTACTACTGAAAAACAGGCAGTTATCCGGCATATTTGAAAATAAACATTACTCTGCCACACGATGCCCTCCATGCCGCGCACTGGGGAGAAAAGCAATTGCACAGGGGGTGGGGTATGGGGCGGTAAATGAAGAGGGGTTGATCTGATGACCAACCCCTCTTTGAACCTCAGATTGTGCTTGTCTAACGGCCGAATAGGCTGTCGAAGGTGTCTCCGCTCGAGCCGAACTTATGCAGCATGTGGGCACCCGTGAGCAGCGTATCCACCGCATCGGAGAAGTGCGTGGTCTCCCGCTGATCCAGGCTCAGATTCTTCTCGTCGCTCTTATCTTTCTCGAAGCGCTGCGAGCCCTGCTTGATCTGGGCCTGCTGCATACTGATGCGCAGGAACTCGGTGTTCTCCCGGTTGAACATCGCCCGGTAGATCTGGGCATCCCCACCGCGCAGGGCACGTCCCCACAACTCATATCGATGTTCAGGCGTCGGGGTGTGGCCAATATACTGATGCTCGACGTTCCAGCCCTCACGGCCCAGGTAATCAGCAAACACCTCCATGGCCGATACGTCACTGATGGGTGAGGTACCAATAGCCGTGTGGTCATAGAAGTAGTTGACTGTACGCGTTGGGTGATGCCTATAGTACCGGCAGAACAACCTGGCCAGGTCCTGCACCCGCTCGGGTGTACGTACGTATAGCTCCTTAAGCATTCGATACTCCCGGCCAGAAGGCTGACCTACCACCAGGGTGTTGATCTTGGCGCCATAGTCAAGGGCTACATCCAGGGGCCGGTACTTATCGACGTCCAGGTCCTTGCGTGAATCGTCGAGCAGGCCCTTACCAAACTGATCCGTATTCAGCGAATTGACAAACCCGTAATCGATCAGATCATAGAAGTGGCAATCGTCGAGATCGGGATAGAACGGGTTTTCCGACAGAAAGGGCCGCCGGTTCAGGATGGCCGTATCGAAGATGAACGGAGGCAGCTTTTCGCGGAGCCGGGCAATGTTTTTCGCCCCAAAGCCGTGGATGTTGTCCAGCGTCGAGGCTTCTGAGAAAAAGACTGTATTGATCCGGGCTTTATTCCACTGCTGCTGCAGCTCAGCAATCTCCGTCAGGATGGCATTGCGCCGGGCCGGATACACCAGCAGTTTCTCGTACAGGGCGTAGATGTTGGCCCGAATCGAGAGAATAAATTGAATGCGGTCGAAGCCCAGATCTTTCCACTGCTGCTTCATCCGCTTTTCTTCCTCCAGAATCCACATGGCCGACTTCGACGTCGGCATGTCGGTACAAAACAGCAGGGAATGAAACTCGGGAATGCCACCAAAGAAGCGCTCATCGCCCCGGTTGGTCATCAGCAGTTCGTTATCGAGCTTGGGCTTATCGAGGAATTTGGCCTCGTCGCCCGCAATCCAGTGCACGGTCTTACCATTGGCCGAACCAGGCCGGTCCTGGCTGACCATGCTGGCCACGGCCCCGTTTTTGAAAAAAATGCAGTGCTCGGCCGTCAGGGGCCCAACGATCGGTTGTTTAATCCCCAGCTTTTTGGGAGGGCGCTCTCTGATCCAGAAATCCCGGCCGCGGACCATGCCCATCTGCTCCCAGCCTTTGATAACCGGCGGCAGCGTACGTTCCAGCAGCTGCAGATACGTAGCGCCCACGAAGCAACCATGGCTCCTGGGCATGACCTCGACGTTGCGGAACGTTTTGGGGGCAATCAGCCCTTCGGACTTACCGGTACCGCGGCCCCAGACGGCATACTCTTCGTTAGCGCCGACCAGCATGCTCCGCATCTGGGGCTTGTTGTAATGCTTGCTGATGACGCGCACATCGTCCGACAGGCCCAGGGCGTTCAGATCGACGCCGGCCAGACGAGCCGCGGCCGACAAATCGTCGACCAACAGATCATCCATTCGGTAGCTCTTAGGCAGGGTCTTCTGGGGCGTTGCTGCTGACATCTTCGTAATCGTCAAAAAGGTCCTCCTGCTTTTTCTTGTCGGCCGCCAGCAGCTTCTCCATCATGGTCTCCAGTGCCTCGTCGCTAATGACCTGGCCACCCAGTTGTTCGGGGTTGAAGTTGATGATGTTGAGAATCGTCGTATTCTCGACCGGCTGCTCCTCCTTATCGGCCCCAATGAGTTTGGTGTAGATCTTGCGGAAGCTGGCCAGCGCTTTCAAATCCCCACGTTCTTTGGCCAGGCGCATGTCATCCTTCAGCTCCTCAATGAGGCATACTTTTTCGAAGGCCAGGTTAGGAGCCTCCAGTACCGAAAAGAAGCGTTTGGTGTCGGCCAGGTAGTTGCGGGCCGTGCGGCTGGTAATGCCCGGAATGGCCTGCAGGACGGCATTGATCTGCTGGGTAGTTGTTGCGTACTTACCCGTATTGAGCAGCCCAAAGATGAGCTGCCACCGATCGAACTGCAGCTTCAGGTCGGCCGGCAGTTGAATTTTCTTGGGGTCGTCTTCGGCCCGGGTGTCCCGGGCCCAGCGCAGGATGAGGTCAAATTTATCCTCACGACCCGTTTTGTCATCCAGCGGTGCTAAGTCAGTCGTCATAGCTGGATGCGGTTACTCGTCACGTTTCGCCCGCAGGTGATAAACCCAGTTCGGTTTATCAGTATCATTAGCATCGGGATACCGTTTGACCAGGTGCAGCTCAACACCCTGGCGGGCCACTTTGCGCACGAACGCCCCGAGGAGCTTCTGCTCAATGTCGGGGCTAACCTCTTTGTGGGTGAAAATCAATACCGGCTCGTCCTCGTCGTCGAGGTCGATGGTAATCAGGTCTGGTTTTAAGTCCATACAGGTTACGGATTTTAATAACTATCCACACTCAGCACATGGAGTGTGGATAGCTCGAACGGCCGCCCTGTAAGGCGGCCTAATAATTGGTGATCAGAATCTCAGTTCGCCGGTTTTTCATGTTCTGACGCTCACCGATTTCAATCACGTTCAGGCCTCGCCCCCGGGCGAGCTCCAGGATGAACGGGTGATCAAATTCAGAGATCGCAAACCGGCAGTTGGAAGCCACCAGGCAGTCGAACAAATCGATGGAATCCTTCTTGGTGAAGGCTTCGTAGTTGCCACCTTTGGTATCCAGGTACGGGGGATCGGCGTAGATAAAGGCCTTTTTGTTACCCCCCGCTTCGGCGTACCGATCCCGCAGCGAGATGCGGCTGATGACCTGGCGGAAATCGCAGTTCATGAGTTGCACCCCCTGCAGCTGCTGCTGCACCTCCTTCAGCCGCATCAGCACCAGCCAGTAGGTATTTGATCTGTCAAACTTCAGGGTCGTCATGCGGCCCATAAAGCTGAAATTCGAGAAGAACAGAAACCGGGCGGCTTTCCGGATGGGATCGCTTTCGGTGTGCTGCTTCCAGTACTTCCACAGATCCTCGTGGATGGGCATCTGCTCCCAAAAATGGGCCAGCTCTTCCTTACGGTGGATGATGACGTCAAACAGATTGAAGACTTCCGAATCGTAGTCATTGACGATGTTGTGCTTGGCCCGGGGCTTGTTGAAAAACATACCACCGGCCCCGAAAAACAGGTCGATGAACAAGTCGTGGTCGGGAAAATGCGGATGGATTTTCTCGGCGATTCGCCGTTTGTTTCCTGGTCGAGTCAGGATCATTGGCTTAATTGGGTTTAGTTATCGATTGATTTTAAGTTGATCCAATCCTGGTTAGCGCATCCAGTTGCATCTCAATGGTATGCAACTCAGACTGGTACTGCGCCAGCTTTTGGGTGTACGTCTGCATCTGCTCTTCTGAAAGCGCCCCCCGGAGCTTTTTAGAATAGCGGGTGATGTACGTCCGTAGCGTGAGTCGACGCGTGACGAGCTCTTCCGGAGCCAGTTCCGCATCGACGGCCGCCACTTCGGGTAGATAGCCATGTTGGTCGTAGAAATTTCGCCGGCCGTAGATGGTGTCGAGCTCATCCTTAATGGCCAGGATTCGAAACGCCCACCCCTTCAGCTCCTCGCTTTCAGTGACCCCCGAGTTAAATTGATTACGCATCCGCTCCTTCAGAATCGTGCGTTCATCCATCAGCCGTTTCGCCTGCTCCAAACTGCTTACCAGGGGTTGTGGGTAGGCCGACTGACGCGCCTGGTGCTCGGCCGACAGCTGCTCGTGCTTAGCCTCGAGGGCTTCCCGGAGCTTCTGCCGGTTATAGTCATCGGGTCCCTTCTTGAGCATGGCCAGCAAGAAACCCGTACCCAGGTGTTTCTCGTAGAGCATGACGCCAACTTCGTATTTGGGAGCATCCAGCCAGGCGGCCAGCTCATCAAGAGTGTCTTGCATGGGACAGGGCTTTTTAACAAAGAAGCCCGGCAAAACCGGGCTTTTTTGCCATTAACACCACCTTAAGCATCGGCCTGGTCAGAACCAGTCACGACTGCTGTTTTCGTTAGTCTGAGGTAGGGCACCTGCTCAGGATACTGCAGCAGGAAAGCCAGTTCCTCGGCCGACAAGTCCGCCAGGTCGAAATCCCGCCCGGCGAACTTGATCGGCATGCTGTCGGCCAAAACCAGGCCGACGATTTGATACGGTTTTGCCTTCGTCATAGCGGATTTAGACGCCCGGCGTGAGCGGGACGGCGGCAGCGTAGACATAGATGTACGGCGTAAAGCAGGTAATCTCCAGTTCAGTGCCCCGGCCGCGACCCGACGTGGTCGTGGTTTTGAAGTTGGGCTTCACCGTGCAGAAGAAGCGGGCCGATCCCAACTGCAGCATCTTGCCGTCGGGCAATTCGACGATGAACAACAGTTTGTCGTTCTTGATGTCGTTGATGAACTGCAGGGCGTCATCGGTAATGCCCGGATAGAAGGCTTTGAAGGTCGGCTTGAAGCTCATGCCGTCCTGCTCACCGTTCGAGCCGAAGTCAACCTCACCAGTGTCCTGGGTGATGTACAGCTTGTGAAAAAGCTTGCCGGTTTTCATCACGTGGGGCGTCGTCAACACGTACTGGTTAGCCGGCGCAGCGGCCGGCGTAGCAAACGTCTTGATGTCGTCGATGCGGGCAAAATAGCAGATCTGGGCAACACCGCCCATGTTGACCTCGGTACCTTCAGGGCCCAGCAGGTCTTTGTAATCGAGTGGCACGTTCGTTAGCTGTCTAGTGTAAGTTACGGTAGACAAAACCCCCGTTTGGGGAGCCTATACGTTGTCGCCAGGCTCCCAAAAGGGCGGCTTTGTTTAGCTTTTCTTGATGACTTTGCGCAGGGTGCTGACGCCCTCTTTGACCAGTTCAGCAGCTAGTTTGGCGTCCTCGCGGAGTACATCGATGGTAATCTCCTGACCTTTCCAGCTGAAATCAGTGAGCAGTTCGTAGGTCTCTTTGCCCACCGATACGGTCGGAATTTCTACCGATGTCGTTTCCTTGTCGGCCAGCTTCTGCTTGAGCTCATCGATGATGGTAGCCGCTTCACCCAGGGCAGCAGCCTGCGATTCATTTACGTTTTTCAGAGTCGACACCTGCCGGCTCAGCTCAGCCACCTGAGCTTCTGCTTTCGTCAGGTCCTCTTTTACCAGTTTGACCACTGAAGGTTCTTTTTCAAGCGTTTCGACTTTTTTCTGAAGCTCAGCGATGGTTTTGTCTTTGTCTTGCTCGGCCATGGTAGGCGTACCGGGGTTCCGGCGGGTTAGGGGTTAGCCAGGAGGCATTTTGCCTGGCCTCCTGGCGTTGGGTTCGGTTTAGGAATAGTCGGTCGGTGCAGGAGATGGTGATTTACTCCTGGTCGTTGACGAAGAGCAGATCCAGGTCGGCAAAGTTGAAGGCCAGGATCATCTTCATCACCGTCGTGTAGCCGTGCAGGAACGGTACGATCTGACCCAGGCTGTTAAAGTCGGCCGTCTGGTCAGTGCCTACGTAGAGGTTCCGGTTCACGTCGGTAAAGAGCCGGCGCGAACCACGCATCCAGGACTGAGGCTTGAGAATCCACAGACCGTCTGATCCGAAGATGTACATGCCCGACATTTTCTTGCCCGACGCGTCGACAACCTGCATGAAGTCAGTACCGTTGGTGAACGTCGTCAGCAGGTTCTGGCAGTAGTCGTCGTACACCCCGCGGCTGCAGCGGATGATGCCGCCCAGCGCCCGGATCTCCTCGGGGATACCCAGGTAGAAGTCAGTGATCTTCCGGAAGGCGTTGGTGCGGTCGATCGTACCCGTAGCAATCTTGTTGCGGGCGGGCAGGGTGGCGTATACCTCCTTAATGATCGTACCGGGGCCTTTGGCAACGGCTTTGTTATTGATGTTCTTAAACTTAGCCGCGTGGCTCACCGGTGTCTGGCCGGCCGTAGTTGCCGTTACCACCTCGAAGTAATCCTTGTCGTACAGCAGCGTTGAGCCCACCGTGTAGGCCGTGCCGGCATCATACGGCAGGATGTCCTCCGAATCGATACCGTTGTAGCTGTTGTCGTTGATTTCCGACTGCAGTTTTTTGATCTGCTCGGCCCAGTAATACTCGGCAAATCCACCCGGATACTCTTTGGCGTTTGGCGAGAGGCCCTCAGAGAGGTACGTCTTGCGGAGCTCTTCCGGTACAATGCGGAAAATCTTCATGCCGACCCGCGGCACGAGCTTACGGATGCTGAACTTGCCAGCCAGGCCTGACGGATCGACGATCGACGTATCCAGGGGCCGGAAACCGTCGTTAGCCGCGTATTTAGGGAGGTTGCGTGGTGCGGTCAGGTTGCGCACGACGTTGAGGTCATTGACGATGTCAAGACCGTTGAACACCGACAGACGGATCTGCCGTTCATACGTCCCCGCGTAGTTACCGATCGCGGTGATGTCGTTTTGTTGGGTTACAGTTGCCACTTTCCTTTAGCTGTCTGAGTTACAATGGGTAGTGCGGCCTAAACCCGGCCGCCGGGTGTTTCCTGGGGGCCGGGTTATTTGCCTTTCAGCTTAGCCTTCTCGCGGGCCAGCTCAGCGTCGGTGTCGGAGATGTAGATGACCTGGTCGTCGCTCAGCGCTTCTTCGGTTTTCTGCACTTTAGTAGGCACCACGCCCGGCTGGTTGCCGAATTTCTCGGCCTGTTCCTTGAAGCGATCGCGCTCTTCGGTCAGCGTTGTGATTTGCGCTTGAGCCGTGGCCAGGTTGGCTACCGATTGCTCAGCTTCCTGCAGATAGGTCGTCGAGATCACTCGCACGCCTTTGATGTTGAGGCCATCCAGTTCGGTGTTGGCAGCATTCAACTGCTCGTCCGTAATGGCCGAAGCCTCCAGGCCGGCGAGGGCCGTCAGGTTCTTGTGTTTGTTGCCAAACATGTCGTCTTGGGTTTGATTGGTTGGGGTTGGTTCTGCGCCCTCAGCAGAAGCTGGAGCGGTATCAGGAGCCGGCTCGGTCGGATCAGTATCCGCTAAGGCCGGCGAAGAATCAGGGGTAGTTGAACTGGCTTTCGTGTTTTTTTGGCCAGCCGGGTTGGATTGAGCCTCGGCGAGTTCGATGACTTTGTCGATGGCCGTATTCAGATTGCCGAAGCCGTCAATCAGGCCCATCTCGAGGGCATCCTCGGCTGAATACAGCTTGCCGGTGAAGGGCTCATCTTCCTCAGTGGCCTGGATTTTGTCACCCCGGCCCTGGCGGACGGCCGCTTCGAAATGAGCAACCGACTCGTTCAGCTCCTGCTCCAGTAGTTTGGTATCGCCCTTGAGCGCATCCCGGTACGGTTTGTTTTTGTCCTTCGAGCGGGGGGCATAGACGGTGATTTCCTTAATGCCATTTTTCTTGAGGCCTTCGCTGTAGTCGCGCAGCCGGCAGAAAACGCCGATCGAGCCGATCTGGTCGGTGGGCTGGGAAGCCAGGATGTAGTCAGCACCACACGCCAGCCAGTAGGCGGCCGACGCCATCATGCCGTCATTAACGAGCACGACAGTGGGCTTGACGGGGTTACGAACCGTGTCGTAGAACGTAGGGGTTCCGCTCAGCTGCCCACCCCCTGAATCGACAAGAATCACCGCACCCAGCAAACTGTCATTGGCGTAGACCGCCTGCAGTTCCCGGGTATAGTCTTCCGTACCGTACGATCCGCAGAAGCCTTCCTTCATGATGGCCCCGCGCACGTCGATGATAGCTACGCTGTTGGCTGGGATGTCCGGATCGTCGAAGACGAGACCAGCCGAATGACTGGCACTGGCGCGGCCGGATTCAGCGGCAGCCTTCTGATAGCGAATCAGGTCACCCGCCGAAATTCGAGTACGGCCAGAGGAGGAGATTTTGGTTTTGGGCGTGAGCGCATACCCAATGGGCCGCTGCTCATCGTCGCCCACGAGCATGGAGCCGGCAAACGTACCGTCGAGGTACGCATTGATCAGGGGCAATTGACTAGCTGCAAAGCTTTCATCAATCGCCCAATCGTGTCGCAGGAGCGCCGAAAGCTGTCGGAAGTGCCGATTCATAGCCCGAAGCTCCCGGTTTGGCCCTAGGCCAGCCGCGACACCCGCGATGACGCGTTTAGGGATTTCGGTGTAACTTGCATTACCAGGCCGGCGTACTGGTCGGCCGCGCCTAATCGCCTAACCTCAAAGAATGCTACCATCGTAACCTTCGCTTCGATCCGTCGGGGCCGTCACCGTATGCCATATCTAATTCCAGGAGCCCTTCGCGCCCTGCCTGCCCAAACGCCCCGCGACCGCATCGGCGGTCCGACTGGTCTATTACCTGATGGGTAATACCCGCACCACGCTCAATTTTTCCGATGAGCTCTTTATGCGCGACTTCGCCGTTAAATTCCAAGATTTTAGTGGCCAGCTACTAAGTACTGACAGCCACGATCGTTTTGTGAGCGACCTGGTTCATTCCGGCTGGCTGCTGGAGCAATAAAAAAGCCATGCGTCAGCGACACCTGGCTTTCTGATCAAATTTGTATGAAAATCCAAAAATCTTTGTTAGTTATTGACTGATGATTGGGGCCGGCCTGAGCAGATTACCCGAAAAGGTAATGGTCGAACCGCGCCGATCGCCGGGCTGATCACCCGTAGTGAATCGATATTTGAACGTGAGGGGCTCAGTGAGTGTGCCTACGCGTCGCCACAGGCCAGTGTTATCCTGCACCTCGACGACAAAGCGGTGATCACTCATCTCCCGCAGCTGGCCGCGGACCAGGGCTGAATCACCCGGGAAAAACACCGAGATCGATACCGACCAGACGGGGCCGTTATCGTCTTCCTGCTCATCTTCCACGTAACTTTTGGTGCCCTGCGTCCCGTATAAAGTAAACCAGGTATAGCCCAGCTTGAATAGAACAGGGTCGGAAAGTGGACCGTCGGTGGCCGGGATGGGCATAGAAGCGATGCCCACCACCGGCACAAAGCGGACGAGGTCGTTGCCGCCTATGTTATTACCACCGATGAAGTAGAGGTCCGTCATGGGTTCAAAACTGCCCATGATCGCAGGCCTGCACCGCGACACCCGCGATGACGCAACTAATTTTATCGACGTTTAATGGTATAATCCGCTTTACCCAGTACTGGCCGTTTGTCACGGTTCCTGCGTCTATAGTGGGGCGGGTGTTTGGGCGTTTCCTGCCTGTCCAGAACAACCTGTTCCTTTGTGGGCTTTGCAAGTTGGCGAAGCTCATCCAAGCTTGCAGTTGGAAAAGCCTTCTCGACAGCTGAGGCAAATGCCCGGCACTCCTCAAACGTTATCAGTAAAGTGTCGGCTAAGATTTGCTGCGCCTGAAGCAGACTTTCCGCTAGAAACGAATGGCTCGATCCGTTTGCTCCCCCAATGATGATTAGCCACGGGTTTTTGCCTGGCGACAGGTTTTCCATTTCTAATTCAAGGCTAGCATACAGTATAGAAATTAGTAATCCGTGGCGTTTTTATCAGCAATCCAGTTTACCCAGGCACGACCGGTCCACCGGCCGCAGCGCTCTCCTACCACTACCTGGTCGCCATCCTGGTATTTGACGTAGTTGAGGATTGAGGTTTCCACGTTGGCTACGTGCTCAGGATTGGCTACGTACACCAGCAGGTGAAATTCGGCCGAGTGGTAGGTTTTGTTTTCGTAGTACGGGGGATTATATACGTGCCCTTGCACGGTGCCCGGGCAGTAGCGGGTATGCCCAAAAATGGATTCGACGATAACAAAGACGATAAATAGCAGGACAATAATGCCTACAATCGATTTACCTGAATCATCCATACGGCCGGTAGTTTAGCGTGAACTAAACCTACCGGCCGTGAATGATCAGTACCGCGACACCCGCGATGACGCATTAAGCCGCCATCGCCGTAATTGGCTGAAAATGCAGCTGTTGGCTGATTTCCACGTCAAACTCATGGCCGCCTATCCCTTTGCGGTGACGAAGGTAGACCTGCCGTAGACTATGTTCTGACAGCTCGTCTTCCGAAAAGTCGTAGCGATCAGTGAACTGCTTAATGCGTTTCATAGGTAACTCATCCGGAGCGGCTTCGCAGTAGCAAACCATCTCGTTGAGGATGATGTAATCCACGAAATTGGAAAATACGTTCAGTTCAGCGATGTTCAGCAGGTACTGGTGGCGTGAGGGATGAAATTTACAAATGCCAACCCCGATATCAGCGGTGAAATCCTCGGGGGTTAAAATTCGCAGCCCTCCTGATCTGGGTCCCCGGTGTGAACCAGGGCGACTGTGCGTGCCACTCCAGAGACAAACTTTGCGTGCCTGAGCTAACATGTAGAGCATTAAGCCTGCGCCCTCACAATGAGCGGAGACCAACATAGGTTGAGGGTTACCGGCAGCGTCCTGAAGCTTGACGGCGATGTACTTTTTGACCCGGGGTAAAACCGGAAGTTCAAAAAGTACGGGATCAGAAAAGTGCATGTTACGGAGAAATACGGATCAACTACGAAAGATAAAGAGTTTCCTAAAGATATTTTAAATCCATGTTACCACGTAGGAACATAAATTTTTCTGTTTCTCCGTTTAATAAAGGAATCAGCCGTAAGAAGGCCTTTTCTGCGCAAAAAATCAGGATTTCAACCTATGCAATTAGTGAGTGTATCAGGTTAAAATTCAATTTAAAATTTTGTACTTAGCTTTAATACTGAGGTGTTACACTTGTAAAAAGATAATTATCATTACCCCCATTCCTCAGCGGGATCCAGCTTTTCCAATCACTAACATAGTCACCACGTACCTAGCACGGTGGAGGCGGATATGAAGCAGAGATACCCAGTGCGGTTTACATAATCGGTTCTCCGGGCGATGGACCGGGAGGTGGCAGGGGAGACGGTCCAGGAGGTGGTGGGGGCACAGCACTGATGCCAAAATGATTCTTTATCATTTTCAAGTCAGCAAGGGCGGTAGCCAAATCCCGTTGCAACGCTTTCAACAACTCTATTTGCTCAGCATTCGATTCGTTTTCCATGATACAAAAGTTTAGTTGAACACAAGAAATCACATGGCTGATAAATTCCCTCTACCAAAGTCAGACGAGTCTTTAGGCTAACGCTCATCATTTTGTCCATTAAGCGCTGATAGTAGCTACCTGTTAATTTATGAATTTATCAACCAGAAGTCAAATAGAGCTGTGATAATTCTGTACAAGCCAGGCATCATTCGGTTGTGGGATTGATCATCTAAGCCACCCGGTCATACTACAATGGGTCAACTCAACAACAGGGACTGTATAATGCCCACTGCTACGTTGAGAGTGAATCTCATTTTTGTTACCATCAATTAATTTAAAGTTTATTATTTATAAATTTTATTAATTATTTAACATTAAGTATATTGTATACTAAGCTAATAGTTTTAATATTGTTATAATTATTAACGTATATATTCAATAACTTAATCAAACAAACTTCATGAAAAACGCTTTTTTTACCCTTCTAGCTTTAGGGCTCTGTCAATTGACAGCAAAGGCTCAGCTAACAATTAGTATCACTGGCCCAGATAATAGTCCGAGCACTTGCACTCGGACTTTAACAGCCAACGTTTCGGGCGGTTCAGGCAACTACAGTTACACATGGGGAACTACGAACTCGTGTACACCGCCTAATAATACATCTAACTCTATCACAATCACTTGTGATAACAATAGTGTTGCTTATGTTTTTGTTACGGATAATGTAACTGGCGATTTCAATCGTTCAGTCAATGTAGCGGTAAATAAAATTATCCGCGGGCCGTTTAATGTATTCGTTCCGAACGTTTTTACGCCCAATGGGGATGGCATTAACGATACCTGGGGACCTGCCGGCGCAGACCCAAACCAACGAAACGCTCCCCTGAACGCCTACTTCGCACATATTGAAGGAGTGTGGAGTCAACAGCGCATGGTACAAGCGTTTAACTCAGATTTTTACGCAAACCCAGGCCAAACAGATGGTATTCTAGGCAATCAAGCAACTTGGAATGGAGGCAGCTACGCCAGCGGCTCCTATTTCTATACTTATGTTAGACTACAAAACTGTACTAACTCTCAGGAATACTTTACGAATGTCACTTTACTTAGATAAGTCAACTGATCATGAAAAACATTCTCATTACTCTCAGTCTGCTTTTTGCAGTACAAAGCATGGCTTGGTCACAAAACTTGAAGGTTTTACTTACGACCGGCAAAATTGAATATAAACCAGAAGCCAACTCAAAGGTCCGCACTGAATACAGAACCTTGAAGGCAGTTGTCCCGGATGGGAGTGGCGACTATACGTATACATGGGGAGCTTCAGAGCCGCAATACATCATTAGCGATAGGTCAACCGGCCAAGTAACGGCCTTGCTAAACGAAGAAGATGTACAATACCGGGTTTTCGTTGAAGATAAGAAGACAGGTAAATTAGGTTATGCTGCCATCAACTTCAAGAAAGTTCCTGTCGGAAAGTCAACCGTTCATGTGACTGTGTATCCTAATCCATCAGCAAATGATTTAACGATCCGTTTAGAAGGACAAGAATCAAAGAAGGTACCAACAAAAGTTGAGCTATTCAGCGAGAAGTCTTCGATCGCCATCCGTTCGGTTCCAAAAGATCAACTATCTTCAAGTCAGTATGTGATGAGTACATCTAACCTTGATCCAGGTGTCTATTATGTTCATGTACATTACGAAGACGAGCCAACACCCCAGCAAGTCCGTGTACTGATTAGTCGTTGATTAAACAATTTCAAAGCAAAACGAGTAGACAGAACTGTCTGCTACTCGTTTTGCTTTATCCATGTTTGTCATGAAAGCAATAGTAACCTTACTGGCTGTGGGAATGGTTTCGTGCATGGAATTATACCCAATACCTGAATCTCAACCTGTATTACCAGACCCACCGAGGCCCAGCACTCCACCAGTGTTTACTCCAAGTTGCCCTTCCTTGGATAAGAAAATACTTGGATCATGGAAATGCACAACCACTCGTTTGCTGAATGCTCGCGGGGGGAGTACCAATTATTCAGGACGTATAACCCTCAATGCGGACATGACCATGTTAGACCCAGATTCATTGTTAGGTTATAAAATAGAAGATGAGCCAGTTACTCGCAGGGCTTATACGCTAATTGGTGACTCGCTTATACTTTATGTCGCAGATCGTCTTGAACGGCAGGTGGGCGTAATTTTGGCGCTTCAAACCGATCACTGTGATAACCCTAAGTTTTTAACAACTGGTACTGGTGGTGCGATCACCGTACTAACTCGATAAAGAAAAGTTTATCTTGGTTGATTAAGCCGGTATTAGTTTCTAAATGCTAGGTGATCGCTAATTCATTAAAAACTTTGCGTTGTAATTTAGGTCTGTTTCCCATACTTTTTATGGGCTAAATTCGAATAACTCCATCTGCCCATCCCCCATGTACAGCAGGCCCACTTTAGGCTGCTCGTCTTCACTCTTGCGGGCGTAATAACCATCACCTTGGCAGGCCGACCGCCGGCGCAGGACGTTGCCGTCGACGAGCTTTTTGAGCACCTCACAGTATCCACCGATGGCATCCTTGTCAAAGTCGGCCCGGCGATTTTTCATCGTTACTACCCGTTTGTTTCCTTCGGTGATTTCTTCGCTTTCGGCCGGAATCGTGAAGTGCCGGCATGAGTAGCAGGGTTCGTTGGCTTTTTCCCATTCGTCATGGGAGCTCCAGCCGTAGCCGCTTTGGCCGAACCGGTTCATGATCCGGCTCATGTAGCTGCGCCCACCGCAGATGGGACCAACTCCTCGCTGAACGCTGGCCGGGTTAGTAAGCGGCCGGCCGCAGATTGCACAATTTGCCATGGTGCTGTACAGGGAAATGAACAGTGGATTAGCTATTTACGCCTGAGCATTTCGAACAGGTCATCAACACTATCCCGGCTCTTTTCACGTATCATCGATTTGGTCGTACTGAAGATGCTGTCGACGATTCGGCAGACGGCGTGATGTTTGGCTAGCAGATCCCCTATTGTATCACCTGGCAAAAGCTCATCGGCCTTCTGGGCCATTAGCCGGTGCAGGGTCGTGTGATCGTTCAAATTAGCCTCCACGTGCTTGCGCAGCGTATTGGTTAGCACGAGTTCGGCAAAGTAGAGCTGCAGCTTGATCATCAGCTCACCGGCCGCCGGGTTGCTCGTGTACATGGCCAGGTCTGACTTGCTTTCCGGATTGAACAGAATGTACTGCGCGAGAGAAAACGGATTGGGGTTCTGAGATTCCATGAACTAGGCGTTTAAGCGTTAAGAAATACCGCCAGGAGCGGTCAAATTTATATCGGGTAAAGCGCCAGTATGGCGCATGAACTGGGCCATCACATTCGTTGTCGAATTCATCATGCTGATGGCTGTAATCGGATCGTTGGTGCCAATGGCGGTCGACAGCCGATGCGGCTCCTGAGCCTCCTGAACGGTTAAAATGAATGCGTCAAAGCCACTGTCTAAAGTGAGTTCAAGCACTTTAGTGACCAGTTGCCGATACCGCTGCTGATACTCATCGTCGATTGATTCGCTTTCCCGGCTTACCGTGAAGTTGGCCTTAACGGCCCGTTCCTCAGACCCAGGCGGTTGGCGTTTTGTGGGTTCTTTAGTCTTCTTTTTCATGCCCAGTGTCGGTGAGTGAGTGGCCAGCATCGTTTTGGTTGGCAGGGTCACTGGCCAGGTCTTTTTTCAGCTCCCAGTAGCTGAAAATCTGGTTGAAGGCGATGTCGCGGTTGATGGTATAAATCGAATCGTCGGGCATCACAAACAGCAGTGATCCGTCGCGTTTGTTGGCCAGCACCTGGGCCCGGCCGTGATCGGAGTCGAACGTACCCAGCAGAGTGTACAGGGTTCGTCGCTGCTGCCGGTTAGGTCCTTTTGGCAGGTGTACGGCCGCGATGGGCACGATGTCGTCCCGCTTGGTTACTGAGGCCTCCTCGGCCGGGGGGGTCGGATTTTCTTGATTACTCATTGGTCGAATTGGGAGAAGAATGAAGAATATCCCCGCACAGCACATACGGGTTCGGGTACGTAGCAAAATCCCAGTTGTCAATCATCAGGCTATTGCGGAGCTGGCACTGCATGATGAAGCCCAGGTCTTCGAAGCGACCCATCAGCCACCACTCGACCTGCCCACCACCATCGAGACCTTTAGGATCTGGCGGGTAGTCGACGCCAACGGCTGCCAGGTACTGCTCCCGAGAAATCTGATAGGTGGCTGCCGGCACCTCCCGGGTAATCGTGCCGTTTTTATCGGCGATTTGAGCGGTTTGAAGCATGGTTTTAAGGGTTACATGTGGTCATAGAAATGGGAATCAAAATCTCGATCCTTATCCTCATCCGAGGAGTTCAATTGCCCAATAGGCAGGCAAAAGCCGATGGCTACGACGACAATACAGACAATAAGGCCGAGTACCAGGTCCAGCAAGGGGACCTGCGAATCATTGGTTTCCATGAAAAAAGGGGGTGTGTTATGTTGCTGATTGTTGATTACGTCGCCAGACGTGAACATTCCAGCGTTTAACCGTGCGGGCCTGGCCCGATTCAACCCGGTCCCAGACTTTCTCCTCGGCCGTGCGGGGCCGCTGAGCCTCCCGATCCTCCAGGACCAGGTTGATGATGCGTATTCGTTCCGTAATCCATTCGACCGGTGGCCGGCTGCGATCGCCCGCGCAGGCCGCATCGTGGTCACGCTCCAGGCCGGCGCGAACCTTGATCAGCAATCCCGTTGAAAACAGGCCGTAGAAGCCGAGTATCGATACCGGTGTACCGGCATTGAATTTTCGGAGTATTTCGTGGCGGAAGTCTTTAAGCGAGCTCATGCTGATACCATATTGTTATAGGCTTTGACGTAAAGCCCCCATTCGACTATGTATGGACAAGGCTTTTCAGGATGCTTATCACGAAATGCCTGTTCATCAAAACCGTACATGGTAACCGGCGACAAATCGAACATATCGACCAAATACCAATTGTCTTTGATCCAATGTGCATCCGGAAGAAAAGGTGAGTAAACTAACGCTTCCTCGGTCGGGTGATTAATAGCCTGGATATACAGAATGCTACCACTAGCCAAACAATAAAGCCGGTCTGGATCATAACGACAGTTAGGCTTTTTGGAACGGTCAAGGTTATAGCCCAAGATCATATTCTCCTGAGTTAGGAGTCCCGCTTCAGGCAGCCAATTATACCACTTCCACGTATTGACATTACGCTTGCGGTTACGTAGCTCCCAGGACGAAAACAGATTTAGTATCATGATGCTTTAGGGATAAATCGTTCGAGAAACAGCCTGACCCACAAGCGGCCGAATTGGCGCCAGATCGCCTAACAGGTAAGGTTCACTTGGATGCCGGTAGTTTACCATTGCCTGGTCGAGCCGGGCCAGGAGATCCTGCTCATAGCCCGTCAGGTTCGTGGCCAGCATCTCCTGGTAAAGCGCTTTGGCAACGGGTAGCGGTATACGTAGATTGTAAGCCTTTAGCGGATTTCGGGTCCGCCAGACCAGCAGGCGCTGCGTATTCCAGCTCTCCAGATACGGCCGCAGCACCAGCATGCTAAGGGGCTGGTCAGCCAGGGAAAGTCGGTGGCAATCACCGGTGCAGATCCTGAGAAAATTGATCAGCACTCGGATCTCAGACGGAAACACCTTCAGCCTCAACATATACGTTAGTCAAGACTGTTCACTTCCCGGAAATGAACGAGTGGAAGGATTTAGCAATTCTGCTTCCTGACTATAAGCACCCATTGCTGATGGGGCTATGGCAGATGCATCTGTAATCATCGGAAGAATCTGGGCAAACGGTTGCAGGGAGCGCAATACGCGACCGTCTTTCAGCCTAATCTCGGTCCCTTTGTCATAAAGACCGGTTATTGTGACAATTTCGGCCACATTAATCAGCATCATGCTATAACTAGTCTCAACAGACACGAGTAGGGCAATGAATTGCGGTTTCATACTTGTTGGGGTTTTGTAGTAGATATAAAATTTTATTTTCGGCTTGACGGATGCCTGCCGTACATCTTATTCAACTGATCGATGGCCAGCTGAGCGCCTTCCTGGGTCGGGGAGCTGTGCACCTGATGAATCAGCGCATTCTCGATGTCCGCGTTGAAGAGCTCAGGCTGAAAGTCGGCGTGCTTGGCAAACCAATCGTTCATGCACGTGGCCGAATACTTCTCATATCGGCTCTGGCAAAACTGGGTTAACTCCTCCAGGGTCTTGAAGGTGTACTTGCTGTGATCAAGCTCAGCCATATACTCCGCCTTCCGTACGTTCTTACGCCGATCCTCCACCGGTGGCATCGTGCCGGTTTGAATAAATTCGGTGTAATAAGCATTCAGAAACTGATTCAGGAACGTGTCCTTCTGTACCCAGTCAAACGTCTTGAAATCGTTTGAGCGCAGCTCAATGAGTTTCTTGTGGTATTCCTTGGGCAGGGCTTTGTTGTTCTCAAAAACCAGAATGGCATCACAACGCGTGAGATACGGCAGCAACGGGTTCATGAGCTTCCGGTGCAGGAGCACCACCTTATTTGGATTCTCAAAGCCCATACCCTTGCTATAGCCGTCCATCAGGCCTACTTTGTTCAGGGGATGACCAGGGGTCAGATACAGCTCCCAACGATACGTACTTCCGATGGGATCGGCTTCAAATTTGGGTGAGCCGGTATTGGGTCTGCGGGCGTAAGTCGCCGGTTGATTCATCATAGACGGTGTTAATTACAATTGATAGCGGACGTTGCGCGGGGCGCTAGGAGCCCGTATTTGACTTGTGCCGCGTGTTGATATGTGGATAAGTCGGGGGCCGTTTTTCGATTTTTTTTCGCGTGCTCCTAACTTAGTTAACCGTTAACCAAGGTTGACAACAGTTGAGACCTTGGACTAACCGGGACTAACTTTTTTACATACTCTACCCTAACCGAATAACTGCATAGCCGGGGCCAAAAAAAAGGTGGTCAGTAAGGGCAATAGTTATCCTGCCAGGCGCTGATTTTGATTTTTTTCAGCGACATTGCAGGTACGGGATGCGCGTACGATTCCTCACAGGCCTGATTTGCAACTCAGGCCCGGCATCCTGGGGCGATATGGTCCGCGGAACTAAGGGGGCGAGTGGATGTGTATCATGAATGTTGTAAATATGATAGAACCGGATCAGCCTGGGGGGACTACCCTCCAGCGCTGACTTCAAGCCAGCCGACGCTCTGTCGACTGCTGGTAGCGGGGGCCGGACTCGAACCGGCGACCTCGGGCTTATGAGACCCACGATCGGACCGCCGAAGCGGCTACCTACTGCTCCACCCCGCTTTGTATAATTAGGCGCGTTCTGCTAGATTTGAAGCTGTCGGCCCGGATCAGGCCACCGTGCGGTTCCCCGCCGGGACGCGGCCAGACCGACAGGCTTTACAATCGATCATTTACTCTTGTACGCTTCCTGCGACCGCTTCTGCCTCGGCCGCAAGTCCTTATCCGAATAGCGAAGCCTGGCAGGGTTGTTCTGCCTGGGGCAGCTTCTCCAGGGCTTTGTCTACTCGGATCTCCAGATTGCGGGCCTCGCTAAGTGCCAGGCCTGACTTCGTCCGGAAATATCGTTTCCGCTTCGGCGGTCCGATGGGCCTCACGCATAAGACGTACGTCCCTGATCAGCTCTTCAAGCTGTTGCGGTGTTGCTTCCATAGATTGGGTGATTTTGTAGGCGTTGGAATCGCTCTTCGCGGATCATGGCCGCACGGTCGTGCAGCATGGGAGCGAGTGTAGACAGGATTGTACTGGTAACGAACGTGCAATAAGCAAGCTGGTTGATGGTCTGGGGCTTTACGTGCTCATCGATCAGCCTGAAAGCTTCCTTCAGCAGGTAGCACTCATGCATTTTGCTCTCATCGCCTGATTGAATAAGGGCTGTCAGGAGCGACTCCACGTAGCGGGTCAACCCATCTGCAATTTTTGGTATCCGTCGGCCGAATTCCTCATCCACGCCAAAGTGCTCATAAACCATCCGATGGTAACCCTCCTCGAGCAGTTCGCTCATCGTCTCGAATTCAATTTGCATGGCAGCCGATCCGGATAAGGGTGTTAAACTTTGGGTAGAAGCTATTCCAGACCGTGAACCGCTTCAGCCGCAGGGCCTGCAGCGTTTTGCGAGCTTCCGCTTCGGTTAGGCTACCTGGGAAGGACATCTTTTCCAGGGTTTGGAAACGATCGATGCGGGCGTCGATCTGGTCGATGAGCTGCCAGCGTTCGGCTTTGCTCAACGCCTGATGGTCGGTGGAAATCAAATCGTCCGCCGAAAAACTGGCGAGCATTTGGGCTAGAGTGACCATATAGTTAAAGGTTTAACGGTTGTTTAGGTCTAGGTCGCCAGATTTGCAAGATCATCACGATGGCATGCAGAATCAGCCCCAGGGCGATCAAAAGACGCAGTTCGTAGCTGTGAAGGCTGGCAAAGTCAAGTAGCCGGGTTATCATAGCGCTTCCAGAATGGGATAGGTAACAGGTTCAGTTGAGCGGCCCGGCCGCTCCGAGCGAACCAGCTCCCGGATGCGTTGTGTCTGGTATTCGGCTAGGGCATCCCTGAGGGCCGGGTCATCGTCCAGGCGCTGCACCAACCGGCCGTCTTCGTCCAGCAGGCAGATGCCTACGATTTTGCTGGTTTCAATTCGCTCCAGCCAGGCGCGTTCGGTGTCGATAGTAGTGGTCATGGTGCGTTATAAAGGGTTTGCCTGCCGAATGGCGTCAATGGCTTGTTCTGACCGTTGATTCGCGGTAAGGTTAAGCACTACCGGCTTATCTTCCATATTTGCTTCAGACAGGCGGTGGTACTGACGCACGACGCAGTGCAGCAGCTCGGTGAGGTTCTCCCGAAGCTGGGTTTCGCTCCCACCGTCGTACGCCCCAGCTATTTTCACCAGCTTGATCAGCACACCAGGTGCTATCATGCTGTAGTAACCCATGGGCAATTCTGTATTTATAGAGGCCATAAACATGTACTGGCTTAAAGGCTAGTTAAACAGGCTCAGCGTCCCGTTCTCAGGGGCTGATTTGCGAGGCTTTGAGGGTGCCTTTAAACCAAACATGGGTGCTGACTCGGGCATAAGCCTAACAAAGACATCTCTCAAAGGAGCTTTAGCCATTCGTAGGTCATAATCAGCCTTACTAGCAGTTTCCCACCAGTAGCGAAACAGACCTATCTTTTTAAGCTCAAGGATAATTTCGGCCCGCAGCATAGGAGCCGCGCACCTGTAAGCAGCCCACAGCGCATTCTTGCTGGGATTGATTGTCGGTTGCTTCCGCAT